CTGCCTGGCTTGACCGACGCATTGCAGAAGATAGACGAGCCGTTCGTGTTGGATGCGAGCGTTGGTATCGAACGAGACGGCAAGCCACTGCCGAGAATCGAGCTGATGACGCTGACTGCGAAGACCCCGCAACTCAAGGAGGGTGATGTTGTCAAGGCCACGGTCTTCGACCTGCCGTATTGGCGCGAATCGCTGGAGGCTCTTCCGTTCGGTGAACGCAGAGAGCGGCTTGAGCAGTTCTTCGAGAAGCACCTTGCGGATGACGAGCACTTCGCTATCAGCCCCCAGAAGAAGATTGAGGACAAGAAAGACCTCGAACAAGCATTCAAGGAGTTCGGGGCGCAACCAGGCTCAGAAGGAGTGGTCTTGAAGGACCTGTCTGGTAAGCCGTACGGCTCTGGCGGCGTATCGTGGATGGCGAAGATAAAGCATACTGCCGAATTGAAGGTAAAGGTTCTGTCTCGTTCGCGCACTGCGATTGGTACATATGTGTATCGGGCGGGGCTACTTCCGAGCATCGGCGACAAGTGGCGCAACCTGACGAACTTCAGAGGCAGGCAGTATATTGACCTCGGCGAGACCTTTGCCACGAAGTTGCTCGCTCAGCCAGGCGATGTATTGACGGTACAGGTGCAAGAACTCATGCCGCGCGATAATGAACTACAATGGCTTGGTGCGAAGGTGGTAGATGTAGACAAGACGCGCAAGCTGCCGTATTACTCCTCGCAGGCGATTGACATTGCGCGTCGCGCCAATATTCTGCAAGGCGGAACGCAGGATGTGCAAAAGGCCGTTGGTGATGAAGGTGGAGATGAGACGCGCGCTGGTGCTGCATTGCGGTTCTGGGAAGAATACTGGCATGAACAACCGCCGAAGTCCGGCAAGGGCCGCTGGGTGCTTCAGCATCATTGGCGCGGGCTTACCGAAGAGGAAGCGAAACTCTCCGAGAAGGAACTGATGGAGACAAGGCACTCGGTACACGCCGATATGCGTTTCACCGATGATGACGACCACCTATGGGGGTTCTCCATCTTCATCGGAAGAACCGATGACAACAGAGACCTTGACCCGCCATGCAGGGTTGTGCATCTTGGGCCTGACGACAAACTGCAATGCCAACCCAAGTTGGAGCAGCCGACCCAATGGCTGAAGGTTGGTGGCGGTGCTGGCGAAGCGATGGAACCTGGCGAACCTGGTAGCACTAGCAAGACATGGAGCAAGTTCTTCATCATTGACCAGGGAACCTATGAGGTTGGTGTGTGGCGCGAACATATGCAGGAGGTGTTCGTTGAGGGTCGTCATCTGAAAGGGCGCATACTGTTCCAGTACGCTCCGGTTGGCGGCAGGCGCATCTGGCTAATGAGCAAGCCGAAGGACCAGCGGCCATATGCTGAGACCCACGATCTTGAGGAGGTGAAGAGAGAACTTGCCAGCAAGGGACAGAAATACCTGGTCTGGTCAAAGCCAGGCGAATGCCCACAATTCATTGAAGTGAAGCGCGCTGGCTGGTTCACATTCTCGGAGAGCAGAAAGAGAGCGGAGTACTACAGCGATATTCTGAAGGCAGACGAAGAGAAGCAAATCGTCTATGGCGTTGTTCTCGAGCCGGGAAACCCAGACCAGACAGACGCGCATGGCGATTTCATTACTGCCGAGGATATCGAGCAAGCAGCGCATGACTTTATGATTCGCTGGCGTGCTCAGAAGGCAAAGATTGGACTCCAGCATCGCAAGCCAGCGAAGTGCGACATTGTCGAGAGTTTCATTGCGCCATCGGACATGCAGCTCGGCGTTGGCAAGGTGAAGAAAGGCTCCTGGGTAATGGGAGTCAAAGTATACGACCAGCGTATTTGGAAGCAGGTTCGGGACGGCGAGCTGACGGGTTTCAGCATTGGGGCTTTCGGCGACCGCATAACCGTATCGTGAGGAGGGTGCATGGGAGACCACATTATCGGGGTGAGTCTGCTAGCATGTAACGGTGAGTCCTCGGCGTTGGAGTGGCCGGCAACATATGCGGCGGTCGAGAGTTTGTTGGCGAGCGACCTGCGCGATACGCGGTTCTTCTTTGCGATGGTAGACAATGGCTCTACCTGCAAGAGAACGATACGCTACCTGAAGAAACTTGGTAGGCGGTCGAACTTTGGGTATCTGCGGCAGGATACGAACATCGGCATTGCCCGTGGCCGCAATGTTGCTGCGCGCTGGCTACTGGAACAAAGCCCGCGTCCGACGCTGTTGCTCGAAGTACACACAGACCACGTGTTTCCCACAAACTGGCTTGGTAATCTGCTTCGATGGATTGACGCGAAGAACAACCTGGGCATCATATCTCCTGGCATTCTTACTCCGCGCAGAACATGGGGTACGCCACAGTATCGAGCGAGTTACGCTACGAAGTGGCAGGTGATTGCGTCCGATATTACACAGTTGAGCGAGAAACTAAGCCGAGCGGTAATAGCGCGCGGTTTGTTTCACCCTGCATTGAAGCGCGTAGCGATGCTCGACGAGATTGGGCTATACCCAGATGACTGGCCCGCGAACACGAACTTCGAGGATACTGAGGAATGGTATCGCGCAGAACGGGCTGGCTGGATAGTGTGCGTGTGTTTGGAGTCGTGGGTGTACCATCACTATGGTCTCACGAGACTGGCATCGCCGATACGAAGGCACGCGGCGGCGGTAGACTGGCATAAGAACAGAGAGTATGTTGTTAGCCTACACAGCGATTGGAATGAATGGGTTGTTGGCGCTCACGCGAGCGAAAGGGCGATATTCGCAAGCACTGCCGTTGGAGATAGTGGCAAGTGAAGGTCGCATTATACTACCCAGTGCTATACGAAGGCGGGTGCGAAAAGCGGCTGGGCGAACTTGCTCGCTGGCTGTTGGATAATGGCGATGATGTATACATCGTTGCCATTAGTGCGAGCCGCGTCAAGGCGGGTGAGGATATTATCTGTCGCAGATGTGGTTTTCCGCGCGAACGCATCATCACCAAGCCGCTCTACGACACGAGGACGGATGAAGAGTTCATTACGAATGTCATCGGGTGGATGCGACCAGATGTGATAGACTGCCAATGGCATGGCCCGTGGCCCAATGTAACGCTACCCATTGTGTACACGATGCATGGCGCGGGCCAATTGGTGCCGAACAAGGACATTGCCGCGGTCATCAGCGTAGAAGACCTTCCCGACGGTCACGCGGCGTACCGTGTTGCGCCTGTGCATGTAGTGTGGAACTGGGTAGACACGAAGCGATTTCAGTTCGTCAAGGCGTTGGGTTCTGGCGTCGCATTCTTCGGGCGTGCGTTCAAGATGATTCCGAATGTAATGCATATTGCGCGCAAGTACCCAACTGTGCAGATTGACGCATACGGCTTTGGGCCGGTCCCTGCATTGCCAGACAATGTAGTGTGGCATGGATATGTTGACCCGCTCAGCGTCATCTACTCTTATCGCGTCGTTTTTGCATCGGCACAGGCCGCGTTGGAAGCGATTGCGGCGGGCAGGTTGGTAATATGCGGACATGCCCAGGATAACCGCAAGCCACTGGCTGCATTGGCCCTACCGCACAACATTCAATTGCTATCGCGTTCCCAGATGTGGTCTAGCAAAGGGAGCGGGGCACCAGATTTCAAGCAATTGAAGAGGGACTTCGAGACTGCTAGGAAAAACAACCTAGCGACTGAGCGTGCCGTTTTGCGACGCTATATCGAAGAATACCACGACCTCGACACTCAGTGTCGAAAGATACGCGAAATCTACGAAACGGTGGTGCGAAAATGAATGTCTGCATGGTATGCATTGATGCACTGAGGCTTGACCATGTAACACCCGAGGTGATGCCACACCTTACCAAGCGGCTGGATAGTGGCCTGTGGTACTATGGCGTCAAGACGAAGACGCCGTGGACCCCATCCTCGGTAGCCGCTATGTTGCTTGGCAAAGACGACGCCTTCAGCGTTGGACCGAAAGCGATGATTGGCCACCCCAGCATTGCCGGTCGGTTACATGGTACGCACGACACTGGGGCCTTCATTGGCAATGCTACACTGACAACTGAACATGCCATGTGGGTATTCCGCGACTTCGACTATGTGTGGTCTTGTGCAATGGGAGTCGTGCCGGTATATCGCATGGATGGGGTATGGGCACAGTTCTTTGCCTGGCGCGAGCAACGCACGAGACCGTGGTTTGCTTACCTGCACCTATGGGAGACCCATGAACCGTATCAAGTGCCGAATGATGAGGAGCCGCCAGCACCGGACTGTTTGAAGAGATGGCCGTACATGAAGCAGGGGCTGTTTGCCAGGTACATGGATCTTGATAATGCCGTGTTGCCAGTAGCAGAAGAGGCGAAGGAGTACCTTCGGCAACGATACAAGGTCTACTGCAAGACGACGGATAAGAGACTTCGTGGGTACTTTGAGCAGGTGATAGATGACGACACCGTCCTTGTGGTGGTATCTGACCATGGGGACTCGCATGATGACGAAGGCAGGTGGGGCCATGGGAGCAAGCCATGTTTTGCGACTGAGGCTACATGTCGCGTCCTTTGTGGCATCATTGGGCCTGGCATACAAGCAGATAGGATTGATGCTTCTATGTTGAGTAACGCAGAGATACCCGATTTGCTGGTGAATAGCATCTTCGGCAACCGTCAGACTAATGCTGTTGACCAGGATAAGGTTGCAGAACAACTGCGAGCACTGGGGTATCTAGGATGAGTACCAACCTGACCATCTTCATGCTTGATGATTTCCTTGCTCCGTTCTTCGAGTCAATCGCTGGCTGTAATGTGATTGTGATAGGTGGGACAAGGCAAAAACGCGCGGCTCGTCTGCGCGAGGCAGTGCGAGATGTATCTGGCAATGCCATTCTGTTGACCCTACCGACGCCGGTTACCTCACACCATATGCTATCAGAATGCTATCGTGTGTGTAAGGAAGCCGGTGTGCCAACAGTATACTGGGCTATCGAGGACCCAAACTTCTGCTCTCAATTTCTACCACAGGCGAAGATGGTAGACTTCGTGTTCACGACAGATGCCTGCTGCATTGATGCATATCTGGAGGGCTGCAACAAGAAGGCATATTGGCTGCCGCTCGCTGCATCGCCGGAATATCACGGCCCCATTTCGCAGAAGCCGAAGTTCGATTTCGTATTCTCTGGCAATTGGTATCCCAATAAGGCGCGCATTTGGGCGACAGAAACGCTCATCATACCGATTGCCGAGAAGTACGATGTTCTCGTGTTCAGTTATCGCAAGCCGCAGAACCCAGCATTGGCGAAGAACTATGCCGGCGCGCCTTCATACCTCACGACGGCGCAACAGTACGCAAACGGGCGCATCATACTTGGGGCGAACAATCAGCGAAGTGGATTTGACGGCATCGAGAAGACCGTAATGACGAGTATGCGCACCTTTGAGGCTTTGGCGTGTGGCAAGCCGTTTCTTACTACATCGAGCGATGCATACCAGGCACTCGGCATGACGAATGGCGTGCACTTGGTGGCTGTCAACAGCAAGCAAGAGGCGCTTGAGAAGGCGAAGGCGTTGCTGAGGAACAAGCGCATGGCGAAGAACATTGGTGACAACGGACGCACCCTCGTACTAAGCAACCATACATACAAGCATCGGCTTGAGCGCATACTTAGAGTGGTGAGAGGAGAGAATGCAGAACAGTTCTGTTACCGATACTGAGAGGTACATACGCCTTCAATGCCGACACAATCCAGAGCGGAAGGGTTGTGTGCATATTGCAAACGAAGATGGCGGCCCGCTTTGTGGCTACACACCGCGCAGCAGGCGCGTTGAGTGGGTAACGGTTGACGAGAGACCACTACAGCATGAGCTGTGTCATAACTGCTGGCTGGAGGCGTCTCGGAAATGAGAATTGTGGTCGGCGGCATCATTCATTACAGAGCGACGATACAACAGCATCTGCGGTCTGTACTTGCACTCGATAATGGAAAACATGAGTTGAAACACGCGTGGGTTGTTGACAACTCTCCAGAGGTGGTGCGACTGTTGGAGGGCGACGCCGATGCTATTGTTGACGCAAGGATACCAGGCGATAGATATAAGCGCGAGCAGTTGCCCGCAAGCAGGCGGAGGCCAATCTATGCCAGGCTTGCTGCGTTGAGGAACATGCTTGCCGAAGTTGCTATCAGCCTTGGCGCTGACGCGCTGCTTTCGATTGACTCCGATATTGTGGTGCCAAAGCATCTTCTGGTGAAACTTGCCGATGTTGATGTTGACTGGGTTGCGGCACTGGTGCGCAACGGTGCGGAGCCTACCATCTACAATGTGTTCAAACTCGTCAACAATCATGTGAAGCGGTTTGCCCCCATTGTATACGAGGGTGGCTTTCAGAGGCCCACGAGTGCTGTTTGGTATGACCCGCAAGACGAGGGAAAGAAGCCGTGTCTTGCTGCGGGTGCGGTATGCATGTATTCACGCAGACTGCTGGAATCTGCGCGGTGGAGCACGGACGGAAGGGGCTGCCAAGAAGATGTTGGCTTCGCCCGCAATGCTCACGCAGAGGGGTTCAGCGCGTGGTATGTTCCTGTAATATGTAGACACCTTACGGTTGGTGGTGCTGATGGGAACTGATCTTGACAAGCAAGCGGGTTTGCAGCCCACCCTGATAGCACTGAGGTGTCCAGAGGTAACGCCGAAAGGTCGGTTGTGCAACAGGCTTTTGCTTCGTGTGGTGCAGAAATCTGGTGTCTCCGTGTTGGAGACATACTGCCCGAATTGCGGGACATGGGCGCAATGGCAGGTAGAACATGGCAGAAGGCCAATCTACAAGATGGTCCGAAAAAAGTGGGGAAGAGGGGGTTGACAAATAACCGACTTCGTACTTAGAATTGCCATGTAAGCAATCGAATAGAGGTCTGTGGCCAGTTGCGCCCAGGAAGTAGCGGCCTAATAAGCGGCCCGTGCGCTAAGCGTGCGGACCGCTTTTTTGGCATATCCTTCATAGACGGTAGGTGCGTAGGCGATGGTGTGGTTTGCTAGGCAGGCGATTGAGAAGGCACGGCAGTTGCGGCGGCTTGCCGTGTACGAAGTATCGCTTGTGGGCAAGCCGGCCAATCGGCGGCGCTTCCTGCTGTTCAAGTCAGAAGGAGGTAATAGCGATATGGACAGGTTGACAGAAGATGATGCCCTGGACCTGGAGGAGCGTCTGAACACGCCTGCCAGCAAGGAAGAGGATGTAATGTCTGCGCTTGAGAAAGCGGAGGGACTCTCCGACAAGGAGAAGAACGCCGTGCGCGGCGCAATGCGTCTGCTGGGGAGTCTCAAGGACAACAAGGTGATTGCAAAGGTGTTGCAGTCCCTTGCAAGCATTGCTGGCTATGGCTATGCTGCTCCAACGAAGGGCACTGGCGACAAGGACGAGGAAGAGGAAGACAAGGATAAGAACACGGACACTCCCGTGAACAAGAGCGATAAGTTTGCGATTCCAGAGGAGATTGCCAGCCTCTCCAAGTCCGCGAAGCCCGATGAGTACGAGGCGATGCTGAAGGCAGCGCGCGAGAATCCTGGTGTGGTGGCCCTGCTTCTCCCCATTGTGAAGGCCCGCGATATGGAGATCGAGCGTCAGGCCCAAGTTCTCAAGGAGATGAAGGAGCGCGAGGAGATGGCGCAGATTGAGAAGATGGTTGACGAGGTCAATCTGCCTGGCACCTCGCGCGAGGACCAGGTCAAGTTCCTGAAGGCGTTGACTCCAGAGCAGCGCGATGCTTGGCTCAATCAGATGAAGGCTGTTGCCGCCGCTGTGGACGTTGCGAATCTGACTTCGGAGATTGGCACGTCCCGCAAGCCCGATTCTGACAAGGACTCTCCGATGGCGCAACTGGCCAAGATGGTTGACGAAGCCATCGAGAAGTCAGAGGGCAAACTGACGAAGGGCGAAGCCTGGGATCGCGTGTTGAGCACGCCCGAGGGCCAGAAACTCTATGAGACCTACGAAGCGAAGGTCGGGAGGTAAGGTGTTATGGGTCTGGAACTAGGCGTGTGCTATCACACATTCGTTGCCGGTGAGGACCTAACCGATGCACAGTACCACGTGGTGAAGATTAGCGGCTTCGATTCGGCGGCTAACGCGCCGAAGGTGGCCCTATGCGGCGACGGCGAGAAGATGTGCGGCATCCTTCAGAATGACCCCGATGACGGAGAGGCTGCGCTGGTCATGCGCGTTGGCAAGTCTCCTGCGGTCATTGCTGCGGCCATTGACGCCGGTACTTCGTGGGCGTCCGATTCCAACGGGCATATCAAGGCAGTTGACGAACTTGAGTGGGTCGGTGGAATGGTACACGAAGCCGGCGTTACTTCGCCCACGACTACTGGCTCGGAACTGACCACGGTTGATGTTGAAGCACTCAACCCGTGGAAGACCCCGTCTGGCTTCACTGACGAGTAAGCGGGGCCAGGAGAGGACATAAGGAGGTAGCAACATATGCCACTACCGACATATAGCGATGTGCATGTGAATGTGCCGCTGACCAACATCGCTGAATCGTGGCTGGTCCGCGAAGACCAGTACATCGCAACCCGCGTCTTCCCCGTGGTGCCGGTTCAGCAAGCCAGCGGTAAGGTTGTGCGGTACTGCCGCAAGGACTTCTTCAACGCCGAGATTGTGCGGCCGCGTGCACCTGGTGCGAAGAGCCAGGGCACTGGCTTCCACGTGGACACCGATACCACCTATAACTGCATGAACTATGCGCATAGGTGGGAGTTGCCCGATAGGATTCGCCAGGCTGCTACCAGCCCAATCAATCTTGAGCGGACTGGCGTCGGCATCATCATGCAGCGCCTGAAACTCAAGATGGAGATTCTGTTCGCGCAGGCTGCATTCCAAACCGGCATATGGGGGTCGCAGGTAACTGTTGGTCTGCCGTGGAACAACGCGAATGCCACTCCGATTACCGATGTTCGGGATGCCAAGTTGCGCATGGCGTTGGCGACCGGCTTCGAGCCGAATACCTTGGTGGTGAATACGCAGGTCTTCGAGTATCTGCGTACGCACCCGACAATTACGGCGGTATACCGGAACAACGCCGAGCCTCAGCCGAACCTCTCTGCTTCGCAGGTGGCGGCGGTGTTGGACATCGAGCGGTTGCTCGTTGGCCGCGCCGTCTATGACGCCGGGCCGATGCAGGGGCAGTGGGAAGGAAACTTCGTGTTCGGCAACCACGCGTTGCTATGCTACACCACGTCCGCCCCGTCCTTGCAGGAGCCAAGCGCGGGCTATGTTCTCGGATATGTTGGCGGTTCTTCATCTGGTACTGTCGTGAAGATTTCGCAGTACCGTGGTGAAGAAGACACCAACAAGGACATCTTCGTCGGCGAGTTTGACATTGATACGAAGGTCGTTGAGCCTGACCTTGGCGTGTTCTTCCCGAATGTCATCAGCGGCGACGATGTTCTGACCGAGGTAGTCATGGATGTTGACATCTGCGAGTAGGGGGTGATACGCTAGCACTACAAGGGGGGCTGGTAATGGTGCCACCGCTGGTCTGAGCGCCCCCGGCCCCCCTTCTTCAACACAACTCGAAAAACATAGGTGAGGAGAGACACGATGCCATGGTGTGTTGTGTGTCGCGACAAGATTTACCTAATGGTGGACGGGGTTCAACAGAAGTTCGAGAGGGGCGAACTCGTGCGTCTTGCACCACGCGATCCCTTGATTGTCGCAGAGGATGTTGAACCTCTCTCTGATGCCGACCTTGAGGAATGCGTTACTTGTGTGTGCGGTAGGCGGTTCTATGGCACCTCAGTAGCGCATTTCGCATTTGACGGGCACAAGCCCGCAGGTTCTCAGGCCGCATTAGAGCAAGACGAGGAGCAGGCAGAGGAGATAGAGCTGGAGCAAGAGGAGGAGCAAGCGGAACAGGTAGCACTAGAGCAAAAGGAACAGGTAGTCGAAGGTGAGGCCCAGGCCGAAGCAAGCGAAGAGACCGATGCAATGCCAAAGCGACGCGGTAGGAAGAAGGTCGCGGCATGACCGATGTCGAATGGATACGCCTCTACATTGGTGATTCTGGCGACGCCGAGGTCTTCACGGACGCCGAGATTCAGCAAGTATTGACCGATGCCAACGGCAACAAGTGGCTAGCGTCGGCATGGCTGCTGCAAATCTGGGCGCAGAACCTTGGTAAGAATCCGAAGTTCACCATTGGGCGTTTCTCTGAGGACTTCACGGCGGCGGCGGAGTTCCTGATGGAACGAGCGCGTGAGATTCTGAATGGCCCCCATGTTAGCGCCACTGGCGTCTATGTTGGCGGCATTAGCGAGGTAGATAAGCAAACTAAGGAGGCAGACTCGGACAGAGTATCGCCAGCGTTCAAGCGGGGTATGTTTGATAACCCAAACTCTGGATGGTGATACACGGTGAGAACCGACCCCCTAGACTACATGTTCGTTCAGAGCGCTGATGTGTATCACCTTGACCAGTCAGAGGAGACAGACGGGCAGTTGGTTGAGGGTTACCCGGACACACCAGATATTGATGACCTAGCGTGTCTCATCGGCGACACGGACATCATGTATCTGGAATCTGACGCTGGCGTAATCACTCAGATGACAGCGCTGATGTACTGCAAGGGAGACGCAGACATTCAAGTGCGTGATAGGATTGAGGTGGATGGCAAAACCTACTATGTTGCAGGTCAGCCACGCAAGATAATCAATCCGTGGCTTGCTGGGCACAAGAGCCCTTGGGTGCTCGAAGTTGAACTGCAACGCGAGATTCCAGGATGACAGCACCAGTTGCGCTACAGATAAAGATGGAAGTGCGCAACATGCGACAGGTAACTCGCCTTGCTCGCATGATGCCGGATGCCGTCAATGCCAGGATGATACGCTTGGTTGGCAAATATGGCAGACGTGTTGAGCGTGATGCCAAGCGTGCAGCGCCAGTGAATACTGGTCAACTGAAATCGAGCATCAATACCATCCTGGAAGTGGGGCGATACGATATACGAGCGAGGGTTGGAACTGATGTAGAGCATGGATGGTATCAGGAGTACGGTACTGGTCTGCATGGTCCGCGCAAGAGAAGGTATCCAATTGTTCCGAAGCGGGCAAAGGTGCTTGCGATTCCCATTCGCGCTGGCAGAACAAAGGCCGGGAAGGTTAAGTACCTACGCATCACGAAGCGTGGACGCGTTTCTACCACAACGCGATATGAGCGCGCACAAAAGATATTCAGGAAGTCTGTGATGCATCCTGGTGTTGCGCCGAGGCCATTCTTGCGTCCTGCTTTCTGGAAGAATGTGCGCGGCTTCCGAAGGGAATTGTCGCAAATCATTGCTCGCTTCTGGTCTCGGCGGATGCGTGCATATGAGAGAGTCGTCGAACCTGCCGGAGAGAAGCGACGGTTTGCGCGCAGGTTCAGAGCGTAGCAATGGCGGAAACGACTGGCTACAACAGCAAAGCGCAAGCGGCGGAGATTCTATCTGAGCTCTCCGATAGCCTTGATGCTATGGGCGTCGCCCATATCACAAGGGCGCGCATATGGCAACTGCCGTCGCGCCCTTGCGTCGTGTTGGTGGGGCCGTCAATTGAAGTGATGCCACTCAGCCTTGGCCAAGATGAGGCAGTATACAACTGGCTGATACTGGTGGCGCGCGATATTGACGACAATGATAGGCGGGCAGATACCCTTGATGACTGGGCTGATGTCGTGATGGCGGTTATCTCCGACTTGAGTAGGACAGCGACTACCTTCCAGATGCAGGCAGGGGACGGACCGCGTAGGTTAGAGGACCATGCTCTCGCGGGGCTTCTGGAGCGAACTCCAGAGAAGATGGATGCTACTGCAATAGCATTCAATACCCGCGTGTTCATACAACCTCCGTGTTCGGAATAAGCAAAGTGAGGGATGTACCATGAGGTCAAGTTATGCGAGAGTGATGTATGGTGTTCAGGCGAGCAAGGGTACAGAAGCAGCGTCTTACAGCGCGTTGGGCATCGTTGACCGCCCGCACACTGAGATAGACGCTGGTGTTGAGCGTCTGTACTCTGTAGGCGACCGAAATCCAATGCAACTCAGCGAAGGGCTGACGCTGGCGAATGTCGGCCTCTCGATTGTGGCATTGCAGAACTTCGACTTCCTTTCGCACGCACGAGTAGACGACACGAGCGGCGAACTCGATTGGCTGTCTATCAAATGGGGTTACACAAAGGGTTCTCACAACCTAACGGTAACCGTGATTGACTGCAAGATAGACAACTTCACGCTTCGCTGCGAGGCTGGGGGACGCGTTGAGGTTGACGCTGCTCTCATTGGCGGCAAGGTAACGAAGGTCGCTTCGTCTCCTGGTGCGATGCCAACGCTGTCAGAACAGGCATACAGGTGGTTTGAACTGCAATGGGACGAGGTGCGCGACCTGCTGTCATTCGAGATGACAGTTCGCAACAATCTCAACGCACAGCCGGTGATTGCCGGTTCTGGCACTACCAGAGACCCCGAACGCATTTGGGACTACCTCGACGAGGGCCAGAACGAAGTCGAGGGCACCTTGGCATACTTCCTGGGAGATGCCAATGTGGACCTGCAAGACTGCCTGGTGTCTGAGGCTGACCATACCCTGACCCTAGCATCCTGCTCAGATATTTCGCCGGCTCAGAGTGCTACCATCACGCTGAGCGACCTGAAATTGACGAGCGAGGACCACCAGGCGAATGTTGGCGCGAACATCGTTGTACAGACCCCGTTCATGGCCACTGACTGGCAGGTGAGCGAGTCCTAAGCAAACCAACAATGAGGAGGTTGGGAGAATGGTAGATGACCAGATGGACCAGCAACAGGCTACGCCGGAGGATGAAGCGGCTATCACGCCGGAAGAGGACATGAATCTTGTCGCCCTGCTCGATGCAGAACGGCCAGTGCAAAGGTTTCCGCTACCTGGCGAGGGGGGCCAACCCAGCGAGACCTATTACATTGAGGCTCGCCGGTGGACCTTCGCGCAGGAACAGAAGTACCTCATGGCCGGGATGCAACTCTCGATGCCCGTTACGGGCGGAAGAAAACGCCAGCCAGATATGGCGAACTTCAACATCAACTCGTTGGAGCAGTACCGCGTGTTGGTAGAGGAAAGCATTGTTGGCTTTCACCTGAAACGCGGTGGCAAAGATGTGCAATACACCGGCCACTCGTCAGTATGGCCCGTGTTCCGCGACCTGCCGCCCGCTGTGGCGCGATGGGTTCAGAGGACTCTACAAGAGTTCCAGGGCCTTGAGATAGTCGAGGGCGAGCAGGGGGAAGCCTAAGAGGGCGGTTTCTCGAATTCCTGTATGACCAGGTGAGGGCCGCCCTCGCTGGCGACAAGGCGAGGCCGAGTATGGCGGTGCAGATGGTACTCGCGTACTACCGTCAGTACCGTGCAGGTTTTCTTCCGTGTGCCGGAGGTGTTGCCGACCAACCCGCGTTTCTGATGAAAGCAATCGAAGCGGCGGACAATGCGCGAGTTGACCACGAGAAACTGGAAGCGCAACAACGGGACCAGGAAATGCGCGCAACTTCCGGCTCAAGAAAACCCGCCGCTCCGGTTGTGCTCGGAAAACTGGACCCAGAGGATGTTGGCCCTGGATGGCGCAGGAAGTTGAAGCCACTATGAGACTGGTAGTAATTCATGGAACGCCAGCGCCTTGAAGTAATCCTCAGTGCGCGAGACCAAGCCAGTGCGGTGTTGATGCGCTTTGGCGAACGAATGCTTGCCACAAGCGCGATGGCAAACCGCGCAGTCAACCGTATCAGCAGGTCCATTCGCCAGGCTGGTATGGACCTTTCGCTAATGGCCGGTAGTGCGCGGGGCCTTGGGCGAACATTCATCTGGGTTGGTACTGCTATTCGTTCGCCGTTCCTTGCCATTCTGAGCCTTGCTCAATTAGGCGTCATCTACTTCACGAAGTTTGCTCGCGCTGTTGCTGACGCCGCAATGGGCGTCGTGCGCTTTGCGATGGCGGTGGTGAGGTGGTTGGGCACTACCGTCATCAATATCATTAGTCGCGTTACACGCATGGCGACATTGATGGGGCTGGCATTCGCCGCGGCTGCCGCAATGACGGCGCGTTCTGTGTTGTCAGCGGCGGGGCAGATGGAACGGTACGAATCGCAGTTCGCAGTTCTCGTTGGCGGAATTGACAGGGCGAGGGAACACCTCGATACGCTGCTGCGCTTCGCGGCTACGACGCCCTTCGAGATTGAAGGAGTAGTAGAGGCCAGCCTGCTTCTGGAGGCATTCAACATTCGCCTTGGAGATGTCGAGAACACTTTGCGCCTTGTTGGCGACGCGGCGATCGCGATGCATGTGCCGCTCGACCAGGTGATTCGTGTTCTGGCGAAGGCGAAGGCTGGCATCTTCACGATTCGGGAGTTTGCTCCGGTTGGTGTTACGCGTGAGAGGCTGCAACAGTACGGCGTGCAGTTCAGTGCTCGCGGGCAAGTGCTCAATCGGGCACAACTCTTCCCCGCAACTATTGCCGTACTCTCAAGGTTCTCCGGCATGATGGAACGCATGATGGGGAACCTGGAGCAACGGACTGCGAACCTTGCTGACCAGTTCTTCAGGTTGCGTTCCGCTGCTGGAGAGGGTCTGCTGGAGGGCGCGAAGGTTGGACTCGCTGCGTTGGATAGGGCTATCGGCGACCTCATTCCACGCGTCCGAGAACTCTTCAGAGCGATTGGGCAGATGTTCGGCCCTGTCGTACTCCGCCTTGCAGAGGGCATGATTGACACCTTCAAGCGAATCGTGGATGTCATTACCACGATTACTTCCAGCGGTAGGTGGCGCCGATTCGTTACTGTCATCCTGGCGATATTCCAGCTTGTGCAACGGATTATCGCCAAATGGCTGGCATGGCTACAAGAGAACTGGACAAGTGTATGGGACGCCATTGCAAGCCGGTTCTTTGTCGCCGCCCAACGCATTGTTGAGTTCGTCTATGGCATCGTGGACTCGATACGCGAGCTGTGGAACTCTCGCCAGATGATATGGGAATGGGCAAGGGAGGTGGCGCGAGCTGCTGTGCAGGTCGGTACTGCCATCCAAGAGTTCGTCATCAATCAGGTGAACGCAATGATAGAGTGGGGGCGACAACACGGATGGAAAGGGCCTGCCCTTATCGCTGGTTATCAAGGTGCAAAATTGGGCCTCAAGATAGGCTCCAGATTCGGCCCAATTCCAGCCGGTGCTGGCTTGGTGATTGGTACTGGCGCTGGTATTGCCGCTGCTTATTATGGCCATCGCAAAGTAATGGACATAGCCGGTTCCAAGATAGAGGATTTTCGGTCAACGATTGTTGACGCTGGGCATCAGTTCCTCAACACAATCACCTCTCGCATAGGGCCGATTGGCCGCGGTGTTGAAGCTGCATTCCAGACTGGTCGAGGCCGTGGTGTCACCGCCTTCGGTCAGTTTGTCCGCACGGTTCAAGACCTAGAACAGACAGTAAAGATGGAAGCGGCCGGTCTATACATGAGACGCGTTGCCCCTGGCGTGTGGATGCTTGAACGCGCATCGGATTCCTTGGCGCGCGCCGGTCATGGTCTCGAAGAGAATGCCGACCAGATGCAGAACGTGTTGAACATATTGGAGAATGCCGGCGAGGATCTCGGCAGTGCTAGCGATGCCCTAGAAGGGACGGCCGCAACGCTCGGCAGTGCTGCACAAGCCGCGCAGAGAATGCACGAGGCGCTTCAGCGCGTATATGAACAACAAGCACAGGTTGGCTTGCCGGAAGATGTGCAGTTCCTCGGCTTGCTATCGCGTTGGTTTGAGGCGCAAGGCTTGCCAGGTGCAGCGAGGGTTATGCGTATTCGCCAGGCGGGTCTCATGCGCCAGTACACGCAACAACTAACAGAGCCGATGGTGGAGGCTCTGCGCCAGGGCATCATGCCGTCGCTAACCGCCTTCGAGAATGCGGTTGAGGCACAGGAACGGTTGCGTCAGTTACTAGAGGCGATTGGTGCTGGCGTTGAGGGGGCTGGGCCGCGTATTGGGCAGGGCAGGCTTACCGGCATTCCCGCTATGCAGGCGGGCCTAAGAACACTAAGCGAGTGGCTGCGCGCCGGCCATCCCCTGGCCTGGCGACCAATGCCGCCGGAACCTCCACAGTTGGCACCGTTGACGCGGGACCAGATAGAAGCACTACTTCGGGAACCGTATACTGGCGGCGTCCCGATTGTCAGCGTGAATATCAACGGGGATGTGAACGACCTTACAACCCTCAAGGCGCATGTGAATCGTGCACTTGAGGAGTTCTGGGATGAGCAGGTGAGGCTCGAAAGCGTAGACGCAGGGTGGCGACAGTGATTATGTGGTCGAGAGGTCTATAAGGGTGGCCGTACACGTCGCAGAGTTCAAATTACGGCCAGTTACTTGCGAGACTAATGGGTTCAGCCCAGGTGGCTATCCATATACTGCGCCGCTTGGCGATGCTAGCATTAGCTTGAACAGTACAACAACATATATACATGACCGAGTAATTTTGCGCGTAGAGCTGGGTGTGCATTGGGACGGCGTAACATGGGATTCATATGAAAGAGTCTACATGCCCGATGGTTTGACAGCGTTCTATCAACCAGTGCCATTCAAGTTGCAGAATTGGCGTATCTCCTATGACGATGGTACTGGTGAGTGGCAGGTCATACGGAATGGGATACTACTAGCAAGTGGCATAATAGCGTCGCCGTGGCCCGCTGGGTTATTTCAATGGACGGCGGATTTGTATAACCCACCGATGGTGACCATTCCAGTAGTGGGGCTAATATGCTATCTGGAGTTTCACGTTGACGATGTAAGATACTCTGGTGATGGTGGTAACACGTGGGACATCGAAGAAGGCTTTGCAGACTTGGACTTTTCTGCTGACCCTGCGTGGGACTCATATAATGTTGAGACTGGACTGGCACCCTATGCCGAGGTGCTAGCGTCGTGGGCGCAATGGGCTATAGGGCCTGTCCTGAAAGTAATTATGCGCTCGCAATGGCCTGGCATGAGGGCTGGCGCAAGGGCACAAAAAGAAATTGCATCATATGTTCAAGACGAGGAAGTTATCGGCGTTAGCATTCAACGGCTCGATACCTGCCGTTTTGCTGTTGCTAGGTCGCCGCGAGATGGTGCGGGCAGTCATAGCATCTGGATAAAGTACACCGAGGTTGATGGTGCTGGCATCGTGGACTCGTATCTGCCAACTGGATACATCCGTGGTAGTTCTGCTTCGTACATTTTCTGGCATGTTCGCCCACGATTGGCAAAGTGCGAACCGTATCTCGTATGTGCGATGATTGTTCCGCGGTGGCAAGAAGTTGGTGGGGAACGAGTAATGCAGGATGTCGGTTCGGTTGCTATCCACCACCTCAACGACCGTGCGCTGGTCGAAATAGGCACCATTGGCTCGCCTGGCGCGAACGATTACGCGCATGTCGAGGTGGCGGCTTTTCCTGGCAATCGCGCTCTGCTGCTGATGATACTCGACGCGCCAGGGACCGGAGATGCATGGAAGCAATCCGTCGCAACATGGGACGCTTCGTCAGAGTGGCTTGATACGACAACGCCAGCGTCGTCAGGACTGGCAACGCCACATATCGCAGCCGGTTGCCTTCGCTCATTGCGCGACGGCGGGTTCGCGTTTCTGATGATTGATTCATCGCAAGATGTGAAGGCATATGTGTGCGACAACATGCCACTTGATGGCTCCGGCACCTGGTCCTTGGAGGCCACGCTGTCATGTAGCGCAGAGCAGGTATCGTTTGCTTTCTGGCCAGGCATGGCGAAGGCACTCGTCATGGTCCTGGAGGATGTGAGCGGTACGCTGACCTGGAAGCAAACAACGCTGGAACTATCTGGCGGCACCTGGTCGTTTGGCGCGCTTGCTGTTGCTACCGGAATTGCGGCAGGGCAAGACGCGGCGGCCGAAGTATGCTCCGATATGGCTGGGGGCTTTGCGTTTGCGATGATTGACGAGAATGGGAACACGCGTATCTACCGTTGCGATGACCCCGTTGGCTCGTGGACAGAGGTAACCTAAATGGCGGAACGAGTCATTCCAATCAGCAGGATTCGGATATACAATGTCGGTTCAGAAGGGTACTGCACCGACCCAGGATGGGCATGGTACTCGCCCCTGTCTGTTGACCTAACAGGCGATGAAGCGGTGTGGTCAATCCCCAGCGCGTACGAGTGGGGCGCGACCGGCTCGCCGCCATCTGTGCCAGCATTTCAGAGCATTCAACTTGGCAAGCGCACATCTGTGATTCCGCGTTTCAGCGTCAATCGCTGGGATATGGACCTTGACGATTGGACAGAGAGCGGTTCATGGTCTGAGTTGCAGGCGATTGATGCACCCGTCGTATTCGCATACAACGCGAACCCGTCTGGCAGTCTCACGGCGGATTTCTCGCATCCAGAGGGGCCGAATGTCGTGCTGGCTGTCCAGCCGCTTGCAGTTGGGGCTGATGCGGATATTACCAACACGCCGCCACAATGGACCTTCGGTTGGGGGCCATCGTCTCCTGGTGCGGGCGAGTATCGGTATGAACTGCGAGTCAACGCTGATGGGCGCGCAGAACTATGGCAGATTGGAACAGGAGGCACCGCGAGCGTCCTTGGGGCAGTAGACATTGGCTGGAAATGGCCACAGATTGGTGAAGAAGCGCACGCGCTCCAGTTGGCGATTCTCCACCTGTCAGATGGTATTGTGCTACACAATGTAGAGGCTGGAACCTGGCAGTTCATTTCCGCTGATGACCCAATCTGGCCCACTAGCGGCACCTTCGTATTCTCACACAGTGGCAGCCGTATGTACTTCGCGCTGTGGGGAGTATTGGGGCCTGTCCCCAGCGTCGGGAGCACGAATACCCAGCATACTCTCACGAGTGCAGAGATAGATACCGACAGGACGCGCTCAACGAACCCGACGGTCGAGACTTGGGATAATGTACCGTCTGTATCCTCACCAGATGTTGCCCCAAACATCAGCGCGTCTGCGATTGACCATACTGGCACAGCAAAGGCGCAATGTGAGGTGGATGTTACCTGGGGCTACAAGGATGTAAGCGGGACCACGAATACCTACCGCTTCACATATCTGCCGGAACTCTATGCGGTTCAGATGTACTGGGACCCTACGATTCAGTCAGCGAACCTGGCGTATTCAACCGAGTATGCCAATCAGATTGCCGAGGCGCGCGTCGAGTTACCAGACGAGAACTCTGTATCGCGTGCGCGGATTCGCCTCTATTGGAACACGAACGAATATGGCGCATTTGCCGACTGGCTATACATGCGCTTCATTGACCTCGCGCTCGGCTGGAAACATGACGATGATAGCGAAACGCTAACGGTTGTGTTCACCGGCTATGTTGCCGAGAATGATGTAGTGCAAGAACAGCCGAATGTGGTGATTGCCAACCTGGGCGCGGTTGACCCGACTGTAAGATTGCGCTCCCACGAGTGCGATGATACATGGCCGGTGATGGACGGGTGGACCTCGCAAGACGCTGTAACATACATTCTGAAGAGGTGCGGTTGGGACCCAACACGCGCAGATGCGACTGCCCTTACTGATACACTAAGCGAAGGCATAGCAGAACAGCCACTTTGGAGGCCGCAGCCAGGACAATCTCCTTGGGACTTTCTGGAGAAGGTTGCGCGATACAATGGGTGCGAGTGGGCGGTCAATGCTGACGGCACAATCACTGCCAGAAGCATCGCCACCTGGACGGCAACAATGCACAATATTGCGGCCACCTCGATGTTGAGTCCAGCAGTAGACATTCGCCGTCGCAATGCATGGCAATACACAGGCGTAATTGTGGTGGGCAGAACTACGAATGGCAAGAAGTTGACCTCGATTCAGTCAAATGCCGACGCGGAAAGCAATCCTGCTGCGGCCAACTTCAGGGGCTTCCGGCGGTTAGAACGAATCGAAGATTACGCGTTCACCACACAGAGCAAGTGTGATGCCCTAGCCACCACATTCTACAATTCCCTGGTATACCGCATGGGGGATATTGCCAAGTGGCGGACGGTTGGATACGAAACCGCAGTAAGGAGGGACAAGGCGAACATATCCGGCCTAAGCATCTCGCTGACCACCAGCACCTGGGGGATTGTCGCGTTGACCCACTACTGGAGTGCTCGCAAGCCTGGGTGCTATACTGAATGGGAGGCAGTCCCAATTACATAGGGTGTTTGTGATATGCGAAGAAGCATCACAAAGCAAACACAACCTAGCAGGTATGCGCGACAGGTACTCTCTCCAGAACCGGAGAGTTACTACGGTCTCACCGCACTTGGCACATACGCTGCTGGTGGCATTGCCGCCCACACGCACGACCACGGTGCATTGACTGGTCTTGGCGATGATGACCATACGCAATACCTTCTTGCTGACGGTTCTCGGTATCTTGGTGGGGACCTGTTGCCAGACGGGAGTGGCAACAGAAGCATAGGCAGCTCAACCCGTGAGCTCGCTGCTGTCTGGCTTGACGGCGACCCGACATACAATCACGAAGCCGCCACCAAGGGATATGTGGACAGGGCGGTAACTTCCCTTGGGGCAGTGTACTTCGCCTATGACGATGACTCCGGCATCTCCGATTACAAACTATGCGAACTCATACCCTCCAGTGGCGGTACGCAAAGCGTGTCAAAGGCCAGCCTATCGGATGGCGATTACATTCAGGGCTGGATTTCGACCGCTGATAATACTCCACCGATTTTGCTCGCTGGCGTGTACGATTTCACCATATACGCCGAAAAGACCGCAGGCACCAAGACCCTTCAGATATACTGGGAGTTGTACGAACGGAAGTCGGATGACTCGGAGGTGCTGATTGCTACCTCGGCTGACTCCGATGAGGTTGGGGGGAGCATCACCAAGTTTGCTCCGCCGATAGTGCTGACCGATGACTACTACCCCGATGCAGGAAGCCGGATTGTCGGCAAGATTCGGGCACGGGTAAGCGGTTCGGGTAACGCTCCGAGCATCACGCTCTATTACGAGGGAGACTATGACTCCAGGTGGGAGATTCCCGCGTCGAGTGAAGTCCTGCGATACTTGTTTGTCCCCTACGAGAATGCGGTCAGCGATGTAGACCTTGGCGCCTATGGGTTGACCGCACAGGATATTACGGTAACCGGCCTCACGCAGGGGAGCGTACCGTTCATAGGTTCGGGCGGGCTTCTATCCGAGGATAACGACAACCTTTACTGGGACAACACCAATAAGCGGCTCGGAATCGGGACGGACAGCCCCGCGACAGGCCTGCATATCTACGGAACAGGCCGAAGGGAAGCGCGGGTGGAGACCACGGGAGCCACCAGCGACGCCATTCTAAGCCTGGGCACGGACAACGCATCTCGCGCCGCGTACCTCATCGCCTATGGTTCCAGCCACGCCAGCGCAGCCAATGACTTCGCCATGAAGAACGCGTACGGCGATATTGCGTGGTTCACTGATACCGGAGGCTCACCATCCGAGAGAATGCGCCTGAGCGGGTACGCGCTGACGCTCGGCACCTACTCGGCGACAGATGTCACCATTTGGCTACAGACCCAGGCTGGCTCCTATGACAGTTTCCTCAAGCATCGGGAGTCCGACGCAAACTACGGCTTCACCGTCGGATATGACGGTGGCCTGAATCAATACATCTGGCGTCGGCACAACAACAGCGAGGCGGGTTCAATCGTGATGAGCCTGTACCGCGACAAGGACCTGCTCAACCTCACGCCGGGGACGGACGCGCCGAGCGCGGAGGGCGACTTGGGGATGGATAGCGCGCTCCCCTCACTGCGTTACTACATCGGCGGAGATGAACATCGCGTTACGGCCAGCCTCTACGAGTTGTCTGCCCCTGTCCAACAGTCTGGCGCAGGCGGCTATGACGATGATGTAGTATCCTACACCATCCCACACGAACTGCGTAAGGCGGGTTCTAAGTTCCGCGTTGTGGCGCGGGGAACGGCATACATCGCCGAGAACAATAATGGGATGGCTGGCATAACGATTTACCTGAACCTTGAGAAGAGCGATGGCACGGTAGTCGTAACCTTCTGGAGTGGTAGTACAAACATCGACCAGGGGTTCGGAGGCTCCGCCAAGTGGATTGACTGGCAGATGGAGGGAGAGTTTGTGGCCGAATCCACTACGGAGATTCATCCGAACGGAAACGGTCATTTCACTGTGTCCAATTCAGACCCTGGTTGGCCGTCGCAGAAGACTTCCGATTGGAAGCGAAGGACCTTCGAGGACGCAGATTCGATTACCTTGGACGCGGCGACCGACTACGACCTGACCGTTCACGCGCAATTCAGCGCGACTCCAGGGGCAGGAGCCTATGTCGAGGTAACTGGATTCTCGGTAGCCGTGAACAACAACTAGAGGAGCGAGTGATGTTCAAGACCCGAATGCACGCACGGCTATATGCGCTGCGAAGAATTGTGGGAAATGACAGCCAGGTCATTCCACTTCTGCGCGACATGCAGAAGGAACACCCGCGGGCTTTCGCGTGGCTAATGAACCGGCTCGACGCGAAGGTATCGGCGATTCGCGAGGAACGGTTGGCGGAAGTGCCACCGCCCTTGACTGAGTTGCCGGAAGGCAAACTTGAAACGCGGCTGATGCCGGAGATAGAGGAGGTGCCACTGTGAGCGAGAAGAACGACGAACTCACTGACGACGAGTTGGAGGCGTTGCGCGCGGAGCGTTTCAAGGAACGCGTGCAGAGGGTTTTTGGGAAGATGGTCGAGGAAGGTGTAGATTTTCAGGCGGTGCCTGGATTCGTGCCGGACGGCACTGGCGGCTGGCGAATTGTGCTTCGTATCGTTCCCGTTGACACTCGGTTGCAGAACCATCGGCCGGAGAAGAAACCATGATGAAAGGATGGAATGACATGCTTTGCGAGTTTGCTTCCGCATCGGCAGAGCGTGCGAGCACCCTCGTACACACAGGTAAGTGGGGCTGGACAGCCGCGCTCGTCGCTGGCGGCACTTCTTTTGTGCTAGACGCGCCGAATATCTGGCGCACGGCCGGTGTAGTTCTGCTGCTCTGCCTTGGCATGGACATGTTGACGGGGATGGTCGCCGCCGTCTTCGTGCACGGCCGCCACATCACCAGCGGGGCGATGGCCCGTACGATGGCCAAGGGGTTCTGCTATGGCGTGCTCCTCATCGTGGCCGCGTGTCTTGACGAAATCGCCGGAAGCCGGTACGCCCTCTCGACCACCGTGCTCACCCTTGGTGCCTTCTTGGAGATGACCAGCGTGCTGGAGAACACGCGGGCCATCTGGGAAAAGTTGGGGCTGTCATGGCCCTTCGGCTTCCTCGGAGACAGGTTGCGCGAGTTGGGCAAGGAGGAGAGAGAGAAGCATGAAGACCAGTAAACTGCGCGTCGTCATCAACCCAGGCCACGGCCCACGCGGCGGCGACCCTGGGGCAGGCCGCGAAGGTGTGTGGGAGGCCGACATCGTCCGCGCTATCGCTCTGGAGATGAAGAAACTGCCCACCCCCAAGGGCGTCCGCATCGAGTACAAGAGGCAACCAAAGCAGGGCAAGGATGGACTCTCCGCCCTTGGTATCCTCTGCCAAACTCTCCGGCGCAACAAGCCGGATGTTCTCATCTCCCTGCACCTGAACTCCACAAGGGAAAAAGAGACAAGGGCATCCTACTGCCTCATCATCCGCCCTGCTCCTGAACGCGTTCCCCACAAGGTCTGGGTGAACTCCGGTCTCCTGGCGAATCTCGTCAGCGTGGAACTGAGCGCGGCTGGCCTGTTCAAGGGGTGTCAGAGGTGGGACAGAGGGCTGGCCATTCTCCGGCGCACGGCGAAGAGCGCAGCGGTGCTCGTCGAACTTGGCTTCATCAATAACCCCTCACAGCGGGCGAAAATGCTTACAAGTACCTGGAGAAAACAGGTCGCCCGTGCTATCCTGAAGGCCGTGGGGGAATATGCTAAGGAGGAGTCCACATGAGAAAGGGCTATGGTCTGAAGAACGGAAGTGGCAAAGGGCGCGGCGTCCCTGGCGGAGGCCGGCGGAACCGTAACACTGGCGGGTGCTCCAGGGGTGGCCCTGGGCATGGCCGCGGCGGTGGTCGCGGTAAGGGCACTGGTCGAAAGGGATAGCGGATGCTGAACTTCAACCGCGCTCAAGAGGCGATTGAATCCCTCGCGCAGAATTTCGGGCCGGAGGGGAAAGCCGCCCTCCAGGAAGCCCGCAAGACCCTAGAGAGATTGCAGGCCGAAGTAGAACCCCTGGATATTGCCCGTATTCAGGACGCGCTGTGTCTGCTCCTCAGCCGGTGGGAGCGCGTCGGGCTGAAGAGCAAGGAGGTGATGGAGAAACTACTGGAGGACGGTATCGTCTTTGAGCTCGGCGAGGGGAAGTATCCTGTGTTGGTGAGGAAGGCGAGGAAAGGAGAGTGAGATGAAACTGCTAACGCTGTTACTGTGTCTGATTGTCGCATGTTCTGTCGTGAGTGTGTCGTGGGCGGGGCTTACTATCCCCCTTGAGGGCGCAGATGTTGGGCCGGCTGTAATCACGCCTCTTGGGGATGATGACCCGTTCGTGGCATTGGACATCACACTGCACCCGTTCAAACCGTCTGAGAAGCGGGTGGACACGCCGACCAATCTGAACGAAGTGCTGGCGTGGTCAAAGGACAACTTAGGCGTTGATATTCCCTTCGAGGGAGACGCCGACACGCTAATCAAGCCGCTGGGACTCGGTGTGAGCGAAGCGGTAAAGGTAGGGACCGTTGGCGGCGCCCCCGTTCGGTTTGGGCTCGTCTATCTATTCGGGAGGGATGCCGCGTACTTCATCAAGACGGACCTAGTACAGCTCTGACCACTTCCCGCCCACCTCCTCACCACCACCGAGGGTGGCCCTGCTGGCATTGCTGGCGGGGCCATCCGCTTTCGAGCGCGTGAAGATACAAAGAGCGAGAGGCCCCCACCACTGCGGGATGTAGTGGAGGCCTCTCCAGCCGCACGAACCGCAACACCAGAAAGGAGGGAGGCGATGACGACAACACCGCTCCAATATCATCATATCATGCCGTTTACTTGGTGTCAATCCCCCTCTCTCCTCGCTCACACGCGCGAAGACCCTCGCCTTTAGACGAAGGGCCTCGCGTTGGGGGTATCGAACGACTTCACTGTGCTGTGTCGTTCTTGTCTTCTTGGTCAGTTAGCATCGTCTCTAGAAGGCACAATTGTTGTTCTGTCTCTCCGATAGTCTCCAGTAGAGTCCGTGACATCTCGCTGAGTTTGGTTAGAGTTCCACTCTTTGATTCTATGGCTTGGGCTGTTTCTTGCTGTGATTCGCGAGGTGGTTCCTCTTGCAAGGTAAGGCAGAGGGTCGCTAGTCTTTCGTTTACGGCGTGCAAATGGTCAAGTGCCACTACGAGTCGCTTGACCGCGAGGGGCAAAGATTCGAAAGCAACTGATGCCACATGGTCTTCGCTCATGTTCTCACCTCCCTTCCCGAATCCTAATCACCCGCAACTTCCCGCCCACGGTTTGCTGACAGATGATTACTACATACCTGTCCAGCGGGATGGCGGCCCCAGCCACGCTTGTTACTTGCAGGGCCACCCCGTCATCCATGAACAGGCACCCGTCGCGGTAGTCGCGAATCACTCCGCGGAATCTCTGCGGGCTTGAGTTGTCGGTTGGCTGAGTCTCCGTGCGCACTACCGGCGTGTAGGCTGGCAGTTGCGGATGAAACAATGGTCGCCAGAGACCCCAGGCGCGGGCCGCGGTCGCGAGGACCGCGACGAACAACAATGCGACGATGAGACGCTTCATTCCTTCTCCTCCTTTGCGAGTTCCTCCAGCATTATGCGCCACCGCTTGGGCAATCCCTGAGCGGCGTACTTCTCGGCGAGACTGTTCATTATGGCTTGCACCACCTCTATGGCACAGTGAACGTCTGCCGCCTCCCGCCACAGATGGCTGTACTATCTCCGGCGTACCATCTCATCTTTCATACCACGCAAGGTTCCCGACAATGCGGAGGCAGACAGCCCAAGGATGTGCGCGACTCTCCTCTCAAGCGGACTAACCTGCTTCTCTTTGTTCATCCTTCGTTCTCCTTTCCTCTGCTTGCTTTCTCACGAGTTCCTGCGCTGTTGCCAAGTCAACATCGCGCAACGCGCAGAGCACACGGCCGCGACGAGCGCGCGCCAGCCGTCGTCGAGCACTGGCCTGCTTGCGGTCTTCGGCTGGATGCGGTAGTCAACGACCGGCACCTAGAGGCCTCCGATGTCGAGTTTCATCTGTGCGCGTTCGCGGTCAATACGCTTCTGGGCTATCGCCGCGTATTCGGGGTTGATTTCCGCGCCTATCCAACGGCGACCTTCTCGCTCACAAGCAACAGCCGTGGTGCCGGAGCCAAGATAACAATCAAGCACCCGTCCTTCTATATGGCGCACCAACTTTCGTATAACCCATAAGGGCTTCACGGTTGGATGTCCTTCTACTTCCTCCATTCCGACTCTCCGGTGAATATAGCAATCATGGTCGAATCCATTTCCCGGTTCTAACCACCGTTTCGGTTTACCTTTTGAGAAGAGCAGGATGGCTTCTGAAGTCAGAAGCCATCCCCGCCAGGGGTAAGTGCAATCTGCGGGCTTATACATCCATAGCATTCGTTGAAAGTCGAGCGGCACACACGCTCCCAAGTCAATCACTTTAGCGGTTCCGCTGAAGATACAACACATGCCCCCCCCTCTCAGTAATCGCGCTGCCTCAGTTAATCGTTCCTTCACCGCGAAAGGTAATCTTTACCGTCCGTTTCGAATCTCCCGAAGCCATACGGCGGGTCGGTCACCACCGCGTCCACGCAGCCATCCGGTAACTGCCGCATGAACTCCAGGCAGTCGCCAACCCATATCTTCCCTTCCCAATCGCGGGGGTCAATCATGCTCTTTTCCTCGGATGCTTCTTCTTTCTTGGGTCCTTTAGTTTCCATGAAGAATCATCATCTAGCGGTGTTCTCGTTGCTGCCTTTGGTGCTTCGAGCATCGCTTCAAGGTTGTCGTTCAGTCGGGTCATCTCATACACCATTGCTATCACTACGCACCGTTGCAGGTGTGGTGAGTACCATGCGCAATCGTTCCCTTTGCACACTTTGCCATCAATTGGGCACTTTAGAATCATCTCACTTCGCCTTCCGAATCTTCTCTATCGCGCGGCAGAGTGCGCGCTTGGCGGAGGCACCGTTTCTGTGGATACAGTGGAAGGCATTGTCAGCACTATCATGTAGTGCTAGGGTAGCCACCCATTGTGCACCAGTAGCGAAACATCCCGTGTATACTTCCATCCCATTCCTCTCCGCCCATTCGGTCAACTCTTTCCAGGTCATGGTCTCCTCCTCTTTAGTGCCTCATCCCCATATACTCGCCAACCACCAAGCAGGCCCCTTGACTTCCTCTTCCCATGCCTGTGCCTTTTGTAGCAAGCCTGTCTTAACAAGAAACTCTCGGAGGTGTTCGTCCCATCTCGTCAAAGTCTTTTCGTCCACGCATATGAGGATCGGCGAAATCTCCTCTGGATAGCCGCGTGCAGCATTCTTGATTGTTTCACTAATTGCCACCGCAAGCATAGGATAGCTCCAAGCACAATGGACTACTACCTCACAATGTTCGTCCTTCATATCATTCACGGTGTCAAGGTCCATCTGTACCTCTTCCGGTAACACGTAACCGTAGAAAAGAAGCCCATCTGTGCTAATTCCCATCTTCTTCCTCCTTGTTTTTACCTTCAGAAGCCCGCTCAACCCACCCATTCCTCTCCGCCCATTCGGTCAACTCTTTCCAGGTCATCTGGCGTCTCCTTCTACCTCCAACTCTAGACTTGCCCCCTCGACATACAGAAAGTGCCGCTTACCGCGAAGGCTCCAGGTGCGGCCGCCCCAATCGGGGCCGACCGGCAGGATGTTCAGGCCCGCCTTGTCTGCGCTCAGGTAGTATGTGGATACTCCCCTATTCCCCATACTGTAGGTGCCGATGATTTCCTGGTCTTCAGGCTTGCCGCCGTGCACGACTCCCCATTCTGCGCCCAGGATGCCGAAGCGGATGTATCGCAGGGGGTAGATGTCGCTGTCGTTCGCCATGAACCACAGGTCGCACCACGACGGCGCGTCCTTGATTGCCGAGAGCCGCTTCACCTTCAGTTTCAGCGGCTGCATCTCTTCTGGTCTCGGCAGGTCGCGCACCTCGGCCAGCGCGCTGCCGATGCCGTCGGGCGCGTCATCTGGTGCGGCGAACACCCAGGCGTTTGTCGTGAGCAGAGGCTTCAGTTCATCCCAGATGCGAATGAGTATCATGATGACCTCCTCTTCGGCCTTGCTTCTAACACCTCCCGAATCACCTCCGCATGGCAGGGCCGTTTGCCCTTCCCTGTCTCGGAGTCGAAGCACCAGCAGACCAACACGAGCTTGCCGGGCTTCCTCAGGAGGGTACGGAGGCGCTTGAGTTCGCCTGTATCGGCGTCACGCGGTCGCCGCATTTCCAGGTAACGTCGGTACAGGGAAACGGACTTCGCTTGTGACGCCCTGTATCTGTCATCACGGAGGTGGGGCCCCCAAGGATTCGCCAGCGGGCTCGCCCTCAGCCCATACCGCGGTGCCGCCCGCCCCACGTACACGACCCACTCCGGCCACTCTGCAGGCGGGCCGAACTCCTTGATCGCTCGGGGAACCGTGGTGATGCGGATGGTCATGTGGACCGCTCCTTTTCCAGTTCTCGCAGGGTGCGCTTCGCCCTTCTGATTGCTCGGCGCATTTTCCAAAGCCAGATGCGATGGCGGATTCTCTCGGCCCAGTTTCGGGGGTAGGTCACTACCACTTTCTCCACCGGCCCATACTCCCCCCATTGGACCACACACTGTATCCAGCCCTGAGAAGCATAGCGATGGAAGGCCGTTTCTAGCATCTGCTCAACTTTCCCCGCCCGCAAAGCACTCATTTCCGCTATGATTCTGTTTATCTCTTCGGATATCATGGCAACCTCCACGCCAAGTCCCCAGGCGTCGGTTCAAAGTGAATCACTTTCGGTTCCCCTTCTTCTCCCGACACCTGCTTTACATAGCAAGGGACGCCCGCTTCGCGACACTGCTCTTGTATGGAGCGAAACCATGCGCACTTGGCGCGTCGAGCAGCTGGCCCGCTCTCGCAACCCGCAATCACCTGGTCAAGTGAGTGGCAGTAGTCGGTGATATCTACCGGCTCCAGCAACGGTTCCAGGCTAACTCCCCGGTGCGCGGCTGGCGTCTCCAACAGCAACGGCACCCTCTCGTCGACCTCTGCCTGCGTCGAGCAGGAGACGAAGAGCCAGACGTTTTTTGGGGGCCATTTGCCTGACGCTTTCGCCGCGGGTGAGTATCGGCTTCGGTATAGCATGTACTGCTTCATACGCTCGGCGCGCTTGGTGAACACCAGGAATGTGTGTTTGTCGGCCTCCATCATGGTGGACACAACCTTATCAATGAACTCGAAAGGGACGCGTGCATGAAACAAATCACCCATCGAGCACACAAACACCACCCGCGGCTTCCGCCACTGCAACGGCTCCTCAAGGCGTTCGGGGTGGTAGACAATCTCGGAGAAGGGGACGCCTGGCCCGCCGTGAATGTACGGCAGGTTCCTCCGCGCCAGCCGCGCGGCCCAGCACCTCTCCCTACACGCTTCATTGTGCTGGTCAGGCGGACAGCCCGTAACGGGATTGAAGGTGTGCGTGCAGAACGGTATGTCGGATTTGCTCATCTTGCCCTTCTCCCTTTGATTACTCTGTCTCATCGCCTATGGCACAGACCGGCTTCCCGCAATGGGGGCATAGCCGTGGCCTGAACTTCGGGTCGTCCGTCCACTGGTCGCAGGCTTCCGTATCCGGCTGTTCATAACTATCGTGCAGGCGGCAGTAGAAGAGACCTTCTTCTTCAGCAGGCCACAGATGCGAACAGGTGCCGCAGGTTTTCTTGCCAGCCATGTTCAGCCTCCTCACCACGGCGGCAACGCGTCGGCCCGCTCCGGTTCCTTCTCCGGCGCGGCATTCACTTGGTCCTCCAACGCTTGCCGGAGGTTGTTGTAGTACGCGGCTTCAACCGTGTTCCGCGCGTCCCACGATACGCAGGCTTCACTGGCCAGCCAAGCAAGGCGGGCCACCGACAAGGCGGCAAGAATCAAGGCGAGCACTAAGGCGCGGTGTAGTAGACGGTCCATTAGTCCTTCTCCTTCTGGTACTTCTCGCAGAGGGATTCGTGGGCGCGGAGAGCGCTTTCCCTTTGTTGAAACGCCCACCCGCGCAACTTCTCACCAGCGGCACAACATGGGCGAACGGTGCACTCTTGGTCGTGAAGCGAAACTTCCTTCGCCGCCTCAAGTGCTTCTGCCAACCTCTCCGCGTCATCCCGCCAGGCATCGCGCTCGGCGATGATGTGGCCGAGAGCGTGGGCTAAATCGAATATCCATCCAGAAACGCTGCGCAATCTACGGGCCGCGCATTCCGCCGTCTCCAGCGGTTTGTAGTCAATTCCGTGCACTGGGCACTCGTAATGCTGAGTTACGGGATGTTCGTCATCGTGAAAGTCCCCGATGCCCTTTACGACCAGTTCCCTTCCACACCAACACTTAGGCATTGTTCTGCTCCTTTCCGCCGAGAGCGCGGAGGGCAGACTTCGCATGGCTTACAAGCATCGCCACCTCTCGATACACGTCCTGCGATTGGCGCAATTCAGGGATTTCTGCCGCCTTGTCTATGATGAGACGAAGACGAGCCCGCGCCTTCCTCACAGCATCTTTCTCCACTTCTTCCTCGATATTGACGAGACTATGCCTATCAACAACTTGCGCGAACTCCGCGTCGGTGTATGCGGGAGGGGACCCAATCAACGCCCTTGCTTGGTTCTCACCCATCATGCCACAGAACTCTCCAAACGCAGCCACGGCGTGGGCGAACCTACGGACAGTCCACTCGAACCGCTCGATGTCGTCACTCGTCATCGCGTGTCTCCTTTCCGCTGAGGGCGCGGAGTGCTTCCTCTACGCATTTCATCATTTGGGTATGCGTGGAGTGAACACTTAGTGCTTGCAGCCTTTCCCGCGCCTTCCTCACGCACCCCTCCTCCGGCTCGCCCTCGAAGCCGAGGTAGGAGAGAGCCGCGCGGGCGATTGCCAGCGCTAAATCCCTCCACTTTTCATCAAGGCCCTCATACGAGACAAGTTCGCACTCATTCACTAGTCCCAAAAGAAGGGCTTCCTCAGACCCAGCATCATGGATTACCTTCGCCATCTCCTCAACGCTCATTTCCTTCCTCCAGTGCCTTCGCCAGTTTCACCGCGGTTTCCGCCACTAGGCGACGGCCCTCACGACGGGATAGGCCTTGCTTCCATGCCCAAATGTGGTACTCGACGGACACGCCGTCATACCAGGGCTTCTTCCAGATAATTACACTCTGTCGGTCCCAGGGCGTTTTCATTACCCATCCCATCTTCTTCAGTTCTGCGCGCGCCTCGCTAATGGTCATGGCTTTCCTCCCCGTTCACTATCTTGTTCAAGCACCTGGTGCATACCATGAACGCCATCTCGAATAGTGACTGTTCAAGACGAAACTCCAAGTATGGCGGCTCATGTCTACCGTCAAAGACACAATAACCTATGCTTTCCTTGTCCAATAGGCGCACCTCAATGCTGCCCGCGCTCAGGTATCGTTTCACTTCAACGCCTCCAGCAGTAGGTTCGCGGCCGCGCGCTTGGCGGCAAGTTCGGAAGGGTGGTCGTCAATGACCTCCCATTGGGTTTCAGCCCAAACACCAGATACGCCGCGCCGCCATGCATATGCTCGCACACTCGTCCACGCTCCATCCTCATCTTTTTCAAACAACACCGGACCCCACTTTCCGCTCTTCCTCAGCTCCTCGTTGACCTGCTTGATTGTCAGCATCGCTATCTCCCGTGTCGCTCCAATCTTGCGCACTCCCTCCTCAATTGCCTATGCACCATTTTCACCAACATGGAGAGAGCAGCATAGTTTTCCCATATGATGGCCCGTTCGATAACATCGTAGTCCACATATAGTCTTGCGATAGCCTTATCTGGACGCCGGAGCCATACCTCTATTTCTTCGGGCAGCGTTAGTGCTAAATGGTCTCGCACTACGATTCCGCAATCTGCACACGCGTCCCGGAAGATGCGTAGGACTTCAAAAACCGTCACTTCATTCCTCCGCACCGCTTGCAGATTCGCCAGCCCTTATCCAGCAGCCGCTGCGCCTGCTTCTGCGTGATGCGAATTGGGTGGCACCAAGTGAGGGCCGTACACCTCTCCGCTTCGTGGATGGCGTATCTGTGGCCCCACAGGCTCTTGCCCCCATGATTGGGCATCATGTAGTACCATCTCCTAGTCGCTCTCATCTGACTTCTCCTTTCCGGCAAGGCGGACGGGACACGGGGCACCGCCCCTTTGCGCGCTTCGTTTCACAGGCGCGGAAGTTATTGCGCCGTCCCGTCCGCCTCGTCTTCTACATACTGCACCCCGATGAAGTACGCACCGCAGTATGAACATCGAATGTCAGATTCATTTCCGGGCGTCCCGCACAGTTTGCATACCACGACAGATTGCGGCTTTACATCGTAAAGTTCGCCATGAACAACCGTGCGCCTATGTGGGGCAAGTTGTTCGCGACGCTCTTTGGGCCATACCAATCGCCGCGTGGTTTTGGGAGTCTCTGTGCATAGTTGACAGATACGAAACACGCCAGGTTTATCGAATCCCCAACGAGACAGGGGGTGATATGCCTCTCTTCTTGGGGCGGCTGAATCATCCTCGACAATCCACCAACAATCTTCAGTTTGTATTACGCTTACCACCCTCTCGTTTTGCACTTCTGCACTGTCCAGTTCGGCTTCCAATGCGTCAAGTAATTCCATGACGCACGGGAGGTCGCTAACTAGATAGGTAGACTTGCCCAGTGCTACTTCATCTAGGTGGCGAACAATCCTGCGGATGCGTTCAATCCTCTGCTTTCCCGTCATCGCTTTACCTCCCTCACTCCTCGATTTCGGTGAAGCCGTATCGTTCATACGCCCGTACGCGTTCACCCTCTGTATCGGCCGCCATCATGTTGCGTCGGCAGGCTTCGGCAATCCAACACGCCTCTGCGCGTCCATCCAGCAATCGTCCCCGTTCTGTCCGAAAGGCGCCATTCGGCCATTGGCGTTCAGCGAGTTCAACGAGTAGCCGTTTGCGGTCCCTCTTGTCTCGCGGGAGGGTTTGAGGCACTACCTTGCGCCACTTGGCTGGCGATACCTCAGAGAATGGTATACACAGGGCGGTGAACACCCCTCGCCAGTACCCGCAGGCAACGCCCACTTTGAAGTTGGTAGTAGCGGGGGTCTTGGGGAACGCGTGCTGTGCTTCGATGAAGGCACAGACCGGCCCGTTCACCTCTACCCGTTCATTGCCGCGCACTATCGCCAGACAATCATTCTTTCGGTGTAGGCGAAGCCCATCCGTGTCAGCGAGTGCCTGTAATGTCCCAGTTTCGTCTACAACCGCCAGCGCGCCCTGCGCTCCTGGGTCTATGCCGATGTAGTTCATTTCCCATACCTCCAAGGCGGCACAAAGAGTGAGAATAGACACCCAACTGCTATCGCTGCCCACCAGGGCCACCCATACATGCTGTGGGCAATGATAGCGACCAGGGGAACTGATAATAGTGCTCCCGCGTTGATGCTAATCCGCATTATGCCATCTCCTTTCCGAGAGCGAAAACAGGGCCCTCTGTGTCGGCTTGTTCTTACGCTTTCTCGGTCGCTCCTGTCCGTAAGCGCAAGTGATACCTACCCAATCCCTCACCGTGCCGTACCAGGGCGAGTCTGGATTGACGCAGGTTCTATCCTTCCTTCGCCACCATCGGCAGTATCCACAACAGCTGGGTTCGCCTGCCATTGTGTACCCTCCCTTGTCTTACTGCATCCTTTCCAGTCCTGGCTCGCGTGATAACATCGTCTGCGCCAGCACAAGGTGCGTGGCCTGCATGGAGAATTGCCATCGTTCCTCTGTCAATAACCCCTCGTTCAGCAAGTCGTCAAGGGCCTGGCAAACGCAACCAGCGACTGTCGCCCAAAACAGTCCCCTCTTTTCTGCATCAGCGTCTTTATCAAGGAGCTCGTTAGCTATGGCCATTACAGCCTCTTTTGTTCGCTGTTCCCTGTTATTCATTGCCGCGTTCCTTTGTGTCGCGCAGGGCAAGACAGTCTTCTACCGAGTGAAGAGCGTCCGCCTCTGCCTCTGTTATCTGCCACTCCCTGTTGCCAGCAGGCGACCTGTGCATGAGGAACAACATGCCCTTTGTCCTGCGTTGCACAATCCAGATGCCTTCGTGTTCGCTGCCAACGAAGGCGGCGATTGGCTCTCCGTTATTCCCAGGGTTCGGGTTCTGCGTTGCTGTCGTCATCGGATGCACCTCCTTCCTCTTGTTCGGGTTCTGGCTCATCCTTTGGTAGCAAGTAGTATTCGGCGTAACGACCTGCCTGCCGAGACGCTAGCACCTTCTGCTTGCGGAGCATGGCCAACGCCTCGTCAAAGGTCCGCACCGAACAAGGGATGTCTGCCTGTACTGCACCAAGGAGGTCCCTTCTGGACATTGGCGAAGTGGACAAGAGGGTGTAGATGACTTCCTTCACCTGGTCGGTAACCGCTTCGATTGACTGCGAGACGGTTCCGCCATAGACGAAGGTGGTCCCTTCGCCATTCGGCCCCGATTCTTCGAGTATCTGGAAACGAGGCTCATATTGCTTCGGGTGTCGCGCCTTGCGGTGTTCGAGTACGCGCGTTCCCTGGCCCGTCTTTATCATCAGCATCATACTGTCCGCCAGGTGAGCAATCGCGCCGCTTCCAGACACACCGCGGTTGCCCAATTGTTCTCCAGGTTGCAGTTTCGGCGGGTGGGCAATCACGAGAACATGGCAGAAGTGTTGCTCGGCGAATAGGCGAAGGCGGTTGAAGATAGGCGCTACCACCTCTCGCTTATTCAAGTCGGCAGTACCACTCAGGCTTGCCATCGAGTCCAGAATCACGAGACGCGCCTTCGTTTGTCGCACTGGCCCAATCAGGATATTGACCGCCGACAGCAGAGGTCTGTTGTGTAGCACCTTCGCCAGGGTCTCGCCGAAGATGAACTCGATGCGCCTCTTTGGGGGAGGAGCATCATCGGAATCGCTCTGTTCCTGTTCTTCGCCTTCAATCCCGAACACTTCTATTGCCTGCTTGTGCCTCATATGCAGAACATAGTCTGATGATACTCCTGACCCCTTGTCGAGGTCCTCAACACGCTCAGTGTTCCCTGCCCGGCCGGTTTCGGCATCCACGAAGATGACGCCGCCCTCCTGTTCGAACTTGAACTTGCCGAGCCACTTGTGGCCATGCACGTATGCATGGGCTAGCGACAGCGCAATCAGGCTCTTGCCGCACCCCTCGGGGCCAAAGAGCACTGATACCCCAGGTATGGGCAGAAGCGGATACATGAGATATTTCACCTTGTTTCCCTCCAGGATTAGGTCATCAACATTCACCAGTTCGAGTTGTTCACCGCAACCCTGGTCGAGGAGTTCGCGCAGATATGACACGCGGTCTGGGTCGGACTTCAGTAGTACCGAACACAGGGCGTCCCGCAGGCGTCTACGGTCGGCAGCGACCTTCACGGCACGAGCGTATTCGCCGACAAGCGCCGCTGTCGAACAGTCATTCGTCAACTCCACGAGGTAGTCAATGCCGCCGCAGGCTTGCAATGCGTCGGGGGCTAGGTCTGACTGGAGCACGATGTAGTCCACCGGCCTCCCCTCGTTGTAGATGCGCAGGATATGGGAGTACAGATATCGGTGGGCGGGTTCGCCGAAGTCCTCTGGCATCAGCCATGATGCGACGGAGGTAATGGCGGCCCGCTCTGTCAAACACGCCCCTAGGACGGCCCGCTCTGCGTTTATGTCAGCCAGTTGGCGGCTCGCCTTGATTGTGGCTATGATGGCCTCGGCGTCGTTGCCGAGCAAGGCTTCGGGATCGAACTCTGGCCGTTCCTTTTGTCGCTTTTTTCGAGCCATCACCTCAACCTTTGCAGGTGTTTTGCACTTGTATTGTACTGCTTTTGCAATACCTTTGCATTGCAGGACCTTTGCAGGGAAAACCCTTGTTTTGCGCTACCTTTGCAGGCTTCACTGCAAAGGTCCGACCTTTGCAATAGCAGGCGAGCGGCAGTCTAGCACTCTGCAAAGGTCGTTTTTGGGCCAGAAGCCCTCTAGATTGCCCCAGGAGACGATTTCGCTCGACCTTTGCACCTTTGCAAATACTATAATAGACTGCAATCCTGCAAAGGTCGTGCTCAGAGGGTCTAACCTTTGCAGAGCACTATTGCAGAATCATGCCGATTTTTCACCTCCGACAAGGCCCAATTCCTGGGCCGCCTGCAACAGTTCTGACCTGTCGAGTTGCCCAACGGCCTTCTTCTTGAACCGCTTGGCAAGCCAGTCCATCGCCCGCTTCGGGTTCGCCTCTGTAGCATCTCTCAAAGCGTGGCCCACCATCTGTCGAAGGGTAGGGTCGTTCAGGTCAGGGAATGGGTCCTCGTCGGACCCTTCAGATTCCTGCGTCTCCTGGGGCGTCTCTGCTCCACTTTCTGACGAAGCCCCCTTCTGAGGCGATTCTACGCCCTCGTTTGGGGTCTCAGGCTGTTCTGCTTCGGCGTTCTCGACAACAGCACTGTCTTCCCCGAAGGTCTCAGCCACCGCGTCCCACACAGAACCCTGTTCTGCGCCCTCAGCGTCCGCAGGAGCGTCGCTTTCGGCGGGAGGTGGGCTACCCCCCGTCTTCCCCTGTTTGCTCTCGTCTGAGGGCGTGCTAGAGGCATTTTCCGGCTTCTTAGCATCGCCCTCCAGGTCGTAAACATATCTGCACTTGGGATAGCCGGAACACCCCAGAAAACGGCCATACTTGCCAGTACGCTCCTTCAGGGGCTTTCCGCAGTTCGGGCAGACGGTGGGGGCATCCTCAGCACCCTCGATTTCGCCCGTATTTTCGCTCTGAGCGGCGTTCGGAGGTGGAGACGGGTTACCCCCCATGTCGGCCCCTTCCGCCGTCTCCTGCGAAGGCTGAGGGGCTTCTGCGGGGCTTACAGTCATCGGTTCGCTGTACTCAGCACCACCGCCAGCCGTCGTGGTGTCGGCTGTCTGCGCTAGGGACGGCATAGGGGCGAACTCCACTTGCTCGGCAATATCACGATATTCGGGGGTGGGTTCGCCAGACGCAACGCCGAACTCTTCGGGGGCATACCCCGTCAGGCCGGTGGCAATGCGGAACGCCCTGCGCAAGAGAGTTACCTGGAACATGTGATGCCAACCGACCCTGTCCTCTGACCACGAACCACCGATACGGTCCTTGTATCGCTTGACGACCGAACCCAAGTAGGCAGTATAGTGCAGGGGGTCCAAAGGCGGCTTTCTTCTGATGATGATGGTGGCCTGGAAATCATCACCAGGATACTCCCGCGGCCATTCTGACGGGTCGGGCTTGATAGTGTAGCCGAGGATTTCGCCACCCTTCACCGCCAGTTTGAGGTAGATTTGGTACGCCAGTCCCATTTCCCACTTCACATACTTCCTGCCGTTGTATTCGACCTCGAAGGGGATTAGGTAGGCTTCCTTGGTGCGCGGGTCTACGCCGTATCCCGCACAGTACAGCAGGAACTGTCGGGCCGTATCAATGCCTGGCGCGCCATGCCGAGAACGGAAAAGCAGTTGCACATCGCGCACAGAGACCGCGACCTTCCGCCCTGGCATGATTGCCGATTCCCACAGGACTGGCTTGTCGAGCGCGATGCCCGTCGTCTCCTCTGGGTGTTTCTGGATATTTCGCATGGGTGTTGCACCTCCTCTGTTATTCGGCGTCGTCCACCACCAAGCGGCGCACGGTGCTGAAGGTGGCGTACTTGTCTTTGATTTCCTGGGGAAGGGCTTTGGTGTCAACGCGGGTCTGTTCGTGGACCTTCACAAAGAAAACCTTGCCGTTGTGCTCGATGCAATTATCTTCGCGGGCGAGCACGATTTCCTGTGCCGCCTTCTTTGCAGCATCGAATGCCTTGATTCGCTCTCTGTGCTGGTCGTACCATTCGCTCAGTTCGAGGAACAGGTCGAGTTGGCGTTTCTCGTAGTCGTTCAGTTCAGATGCTTTGCGCGCACCGAAGCAATCCGTGCACGACCACTCGCTACGGGCACACGCTTCTGGATTGTGTGGTAGGTCCGCAATGAGGTTCGCCAATGCCGCAAGAACATCGGGGTCGTCTTGTGGGACACCGTCTTTGGCGAATCGGTCGCGAATCGCCTGCCCCTCTTTCACAATCGGGGCGAGCATATCCGCCCATTCCCTCAGAACGGAGGTCAGTTCTGGCGGGGGACCATCCAGGCGCATTTCCGTGCGTGCACCCATCTGGCCGTAAACGGCGAAGGTGATGGGCACACCGTCATACCGCAGGGAATAGGTCCCCGCCTGGTACAGCCACGCAAGGGGCGGACTTGCGGGCGGCGTGGTGCGAAACTTGACTTCCCGTACCTCGACTACCTTGCCGCCTTCACGAATCAGAAAGTCAGGGGTCCCCCGAACCGGCAGCGCGAGTCCCAGTAGAACGACCTGTCTGCCGCGGTAGAAGTCAACGCCGTCTGCCTTCAGGCGTTCTGCCTCTACCTCTTCCCAGTATTTGCCCATTGCCATCCATCGCTTTTGGGCGGGGGAGAACGGGCGCGTTTTTGGTAGCCCTAATAGGCGCGCTCCCACACAATGTGGGCAACTGGTGAGTTCTGACGGCGCGATTGCGCCTTCGTGATGTGCCTCCCAAGGGGCTTGGTGTTGCGTCATCTTTCCTCTCCTTTCTCAGTTACGGTGCTGGTGCTGGCGTATTCTCTTTGGGATATCCGAACCGCCGCACTTCGGCCGCGATTCTGTTGGAGCCGTAGATGAGGGCCTCCAGCAGGGCGTTCCTAAGTTTGGTGGCGAAGTAGTCATCATCGCTAGCACTAGTGCGCCTGATGATTGACAGCACCTCTTCCGCGTCGAGTTCGATTTCGACGCGATCGATGGCGTCCTTGGGGTACGAGGTACGTCGGACGATAGTAATTTCCATCTCCTCTCTCCTTTTGTGTGGGGCCGGGCGTGGGATGGAACCCGGCCCCGTGTCTGGGGCGGCTAAAGCCGCGGAGGTAGGCGCCCTCCGTGGAGAACGGGGGCAGAGGGGTGGCCTAGTCTCGTCCCCCCCTCGTACCCGCTGGTCTGACTAGACAGTTTTCCGCTCTCCACGCAGGGGGCGGCTTGCGGACAGCGACGCCGCCTCCCTCGCTATTCAGTTGTCATTCCAGCTGGCCGGAAACCTAATTCTTCCTCGCCCATCTGCTTATCGCCCATGAATCGGGCACCGCAGAAGTGGCAGGTGGGGTCCTCGGCGTACGAATCCCACAGAGCAGAGCCGCATCCTCCACAAATCACCAACCTCTCTGCTTTGTTTCCGTAACGCTCTCGCGTTTCCGCACTCCACACCAACCTTTTCGCTGTCTTCTCTGGCTCGTCGGGAAGGCGCAGTATGGCGTAGCGGCCGGGCTTGTCCATGCCGAGGTCTCGGAGGGTGCTACGAGAAGCCGAGAGGCTTATGGTCTCGCCGCCCTTCGCCTCAATGCTCTCATTTTTCCCCAATACTACTCGCAATCCAGGATTCAGATGCGGTTTTATCAGCACCACCCTCACATCCTTCACATCATCCACATGGCATCCCAGAGCGCAGCATATAGAGCCATCTTGCGACAGATGCTTACACGAAGGCATCGCCACCCTCCTTTCAGATTTTCATTGCGACCGGGCCGGGTTCCCCAACCGGCTCCCAATTCGGTAGTCCTTCACGGTCTACCACCAACCCAGGTCGCCGCCTAGGGAGCGACGCCTCCGGCCGGAAAACTTACTAGACTCATTCCCCACTCCGTGAAGCAGTTTCCCTTTCCCTCACTTCTTCATTCTCGCCCTCTTCGGCTTCGTCTAGATAGAGCACCTCCTTCGGCTCTTCAAGTTTCGCTTGTCGTTCCGCTTGAGCGACCCAGGCTTCGACTTGTTCGCGAATCACAGCACCCATTGAGGTGCCAACGCGCGTAACCGCCGCTTTGAAACGGGCGTGTAGGTCGGTTGGCAGCAACACCAACAGGGGTTGAATATCCTTTTCTTCTTTCGTTCGTGCATACACAGTCTTCATTCGATTTCGCCTTGAGCAAAGAGGAAGGGGCGCAGGCAGAGGTTGTTTGGATTCAAGGGTGCGAGCGTGGCGAAGAGCACCCCTGGGAAGGGTCGTCATGCCGAGACTTGCCTACTGTCCAGAGAGGAGGTGACTCGGCTGTCTCTTTTGTCGCGCTGTGGGGAGCAACAGCAGCAAAGGAGAAAACGCCCTGCCTGCGCCTTGTTCGCTATTCCGATGCCATTGTCGCACGGCCTCCTTATCTGGTCATTGCGATTCTGCATGGATTATATATCACATATATATCTAGGTCAAGAGCCCTCGTAATGAACCTTTGTGAAGTTCTTCGCACATGGGTAGACGGGTGCTAAGAGCGCCGCATGTCGTTCGCCAATCAACAAAACCCGTGGCGGGTTATCGTCGGTCAATCCTAGCACCAGATACTCTTGTTCCCGAAACGGCATGATAGCGTCGAGCAGATACCGCGCGTTGACTCCGAACGATACCTGTCGGCGCGGGTCTTTACCGCCCACTGCCCTACACGCCATGCTCAGCGTTAGCGGACTGCCTCCCGCCAAGATCATCGTCATATTCAGGTTCCGCTTTGTTCTAGTGCAGTATAGCGTTTGCCCGCTAGTGGCAATGCGCATACTGCTGGACAAGTGGCGGCACAGCCGCCTGACCGAGAGCCGCAGTTTCACGGCGATGTTTGCGCGCGCCCTGTTCAGCATGTTGATAGCGGAGGTGGCGGCCTTCTGCGGCAGGTTGTGCTTGACTGCGAGGAGGCCGATGCTACCCTCTACGACCGTCCAACCTGGAGGTTTGGATACATAGCACGAGACCCCGCTATCAAACTCCTGCCTGAATGATGCTGCGACCGCAGGTAGGCTTCTATGCGGCCAGATGCAAGCGGCCTTTTCATCTACTGGGGCTTCACCTATATGCACGGCGTGGATACGCCTGCCGTCGGTAGCAAGGCAGACGAGATTGCCGCCGTCCGGCACAATGCACCCGAACGATTGGTCTTCAGGGTCTCTGAAGACCGCGCGGCGCACCCACACCAGGTCGGGATGCAACGAACGGGTATCGTCTATGCGATAGACGAATCGCAGGTCTGGCTTCGGCGGCCCCTTGGGTTCAGTTGTGGCGTGCAGGAGGGCGCGCGTTTTGTCTATCGCCTCGATTGCGAGCATGGGCTTCGTCCCATCTTCCCACCAATCGAGGGAGAAGTTCAGCCCCCTGCGGTATCGCATGATGCGCGCGGCTTGTCTCCACGGCAACAGATAGACGCCCACAAAGCCCTCGCCGTCTTTTGCTACCCGTCCGGGCACCCGTTGCGAACACAGAACTCTGTTGCCAACATACCGCAAGATTGGCTGGCCGTCGTAGCCACCTAGTTGTATGACGGTGTTCTTATCGAGTTCCGCACCGTCGGCCTTCACCGCCTGCCACAATACACGCCAGCGTTGCCACATGTAGCGAGCGTACATGTTGAATTTCACTTGCGGCTTGGTGGGCGGTTTCGGCGCGGCCTTCAGTGCGGCTCTTCGTATCGTGTCCAGGCTCATGTTCACCATTTCGGTTTCTCGTCTTCGGGGGCGGGCACGAATCGCACCCACCCGCCGTACTTGTTGTTGGCGTTGCCAACGCGAATGGGGATGTAGCCCCCGAAGTTCACGGGTTCGCCTTGTTCCCACGCCTTTACCCAGCGCAGGATTGTCCCTTTGGTAACGCCGAGCAGTTCGGCCATTTCGCCCGGCGTCAGAAGGAGGGAGGGCACAGGAGCATCACCACCTATGGGACGGGCGGCTTCGGCATTCCTCGGTCAATGCAGGTCATCAGGTACAGCATTGCAGCGAGGATACTGCCCACCACCAGCCCCACGAATCCGCAGTATATCGTATGTTTGTTTTCAGCGAGCCACTTTCCCATCGGCTTTCTCCTTTCGGTTCGCTCCAAGCACCTGCACAATCGAGGGGCGACGGAGGCGAAGCACCCCATCGAAGCCCCTTTCTAGCGGCAGGTTGCCATACACGAAGCGGATACACAAGCGACACAGAGTACGGGTTGAGCCAGCGACAACTTCCATAGTTTCGCTCGCATGGCCACCGCAGTAATAACAACGCATTGTCAATCTCCCTTCCATGTCCAGGTATCCCAGGACTCGATTGCCTCCCTTATCGTGTTGGGCGACACCTCTCTGTGCCGCAGTAGTCCGCAGAACGCCACACGGCCGTTGTCATCAATCGCTTGAAGTGCGGTCGCTTCCGCCAGGAGAACCGCTCGGAAGCGATTCGCGTTGACTAAGAGGCCACGCCAGAGAATGCCCCGCTCCGCGACGCTTACCCCCTCTCCGAGACTCGTGAAGTTCGGTAACATGACCTTGCTCCTGTCGCATATACGCCGCATTTCCCGCTAGGGCGATGCCCAGCAGGACGTCCACCAGTTCGTTGGCGCGCCTTTCACTCATCTTCACACCTCCAGTTTCTCCAGGTCTTGCACTACTTGTCGGAGGGCGGCGAGAGCGGATTCGGGGGTGATGAAGCCATGTAGGGCTCGCCAAGCAATGCCAAAAGGCGGTGAGGGGAAGGCATCGCCGTTGGGTGTCTTCGTCGGATAATTCCTACTGCAGATTTTGCGGGCGACGCATTGGCGGCACCATCCCTCGACTCGACAAAACGCGCAAGTATTTGAGTCCGTCAGGCCTTTCGCTTCTTTCCAATCCCCCCTCTCGCCCGCCTTGACAGCCTCCCTATATGCCCGCAGCGCAAGTCGCTTGGCGGTCTTATATGTCATCCGCCCGATCTGGCCGTTCCGTTTCTCTCCCATCGTCCTCTCTCCTTATGGCATCTTCGTCTACCTGTGCGTGATATGCGGCATCTCCCTCGTCGAACAGTCGGCACAGGGCTGGGTTGAACCCGCAGGTGCGCGGGGACAGCGCGCACCTGTAGCAGATGTCTGAGGTGTTACGGGTTATCGTCTCTTTCGTCACCTTGACTCTCATTCTCTCCTTCCTCCTCTCATACACGAAAGATTTCCACCGCGGGGTTCTCAGGGGCGCGATAGTAGAGATTTGAAGGACTCCATGTCTCCAAATGAACTGTGGCGCGATCTATCACGAGTGCACCACGGCCAGGATGACAGCGAGCGTACTCTGATGCTAGGTGCTTTGCTCGCCGACCACTGTTAGTTGCAGCGACCATTTTGCGGAAGTGCCTAGAAGGTTCAGGTCGTCCCCCCGCTGTGTTTACGTCTACGTCATGGATTGCGTATCTCATCTGTCTTTCCTTTCTCCTCCCCTTCCACTTCGACGGTCGAAGCGTACCGCTCTATTATCGCCCTCAGGATTCCCGTCATGGTCTGCCCCTCTGCCGCGCAGGCGGCCTTGAATCGCCTGCGCAGGTCTTGGGAATCCACAGGACTAATTGCACCTTCCCGTTTCTCATTGCTCCTCCTTCGCCTTCCTCATTTCCCGCAGGGCTTTGCGCTCACGCGCAGAGCGTTCTTCGGCGTGCTGGACGGTCTCCCGTGCGCTGATCCCGCACACCTTGCAGGACCAGATGACCTCCGAATCATCCCCCTGTATGAAGGTCATGTACTGTCCGCAGTGGCGGGGTGCGTGGTACATGGCAACTCTCCTTCCCCCAGTATCTCCCGCACAATTCTTGCCACTGTCTCGCGTCGCACCAAGTGGCTCTGGTACTCCCCCCTGTGTGGGTCTACCACAATCACCACCATCAAGTTCTTCGGCAGGTCGTCAACGTTCAATCCTAGGAATTTTGGCGTAGTCGTCATTCCTCTTCTCCTTCTAACCTAGCATCACTTGCAGTTCATGCGGTCTCGGCATCGGGTGCTCTTCGCACAGCCGCCGCTCTTCTGCATACACCTTATCCTCACCCCATGATGGATGCGCGAGGTGCAGCACTTCGTGGCAGGCGGTGCGCCAGGCCTCTTTGCGCGACAGCCTCTTGCGAATGTATATGCCGTTGCAGTCTATGCACGATACACCGGCAATCACCCCTGCCGCTCGCGTTTGCGAATCGAGCAGCATATTCAGCGCCTTGCAACTGTTCGGTCGCCGCGTATCATGTTCCTCATTCCACACCCTTACAGAGCAAGTTACCCACGGCCAGTTCTCGCGTTTGCGCCGTCGCAGAAGCCGTTCGCACCAGAAGTCAACGGCCATCTTTGCGTACTCGTCAGGCGTCATGGCTAGGAGTCCTCCGCCAGTCGTTTGATCTCTGCCCAAAAGCGGTGAGTAGTGATAGAGAATGCCGCGGTTGCGGCGGAGAGTATCGCTCTTGTGGCATCTTCCAGCGCCTCTCTGATGCGCTTGTTGTCCTTCGCCCAATCATTGTATGCAGCATCCGTGGCCCTCGGGTCGCGTTCCTGGCGCGGGAGAGTAGCTTCTGTCGTTCTGCGTCTGTCATGTTTCACCCCTCCTTCCACGTGAACTGTCTGCCGCTCTTGGTGTAGCCGAAGAGCGCAGCGCACCGGCGGCACTGGTATCGGCGTTCGCGGAATATAGCGTCTGTATCGCCGGTTCGCATGTACTCCCGCATCCACAACCGTTCGGCACCATTCAACGGGTGCCCGAACAGCCAGCACAGCAATTTACCGAGCATTGGTGGCCTCCCTTTGGTCTTCTCCCCACTCTTTTAGAATCATGAGGGCTTTTTCCACCGCGGCCACGGCTTCCATTCCTCGTGCCTCTAGGCGATCCACCTCTTTATCATATCGTGGGGAGTTCGGCAGGCTATCTATGCGGCGAGCGTAAGCGGTGTCCATTCTGTCAAGGGCCGCTCGTAACGCGCGCTCTACCTCTTCGTATGTCGCCATCTCTACCTCCCTTATGCTGACTCGCGCGACGGTTTGGTCCCAGATGCCCTCACGTGCGCAGTCTCCGCACCAGTATTGCCCCTTGCGCTTTGGGTTCTCAAGGTCTTTACGCAACAGGACTAGGTATCGTTCCTTCTTGATGGGCCTTCCGCACTTTTGGCATATCCCTTTGCATGACTTCGCCATCTTACATCCTCCTCTCTCTCCTTGCGGCCTCGAGCAGCCTCCTGGCCGCGGGATGTTCGCTCCTCTTCATCATGGACTCTGCTGCGAGAAACGCCATGTGCAGGCAGATGTCCGACAGTCGTAACCAGCACCACCATTCGGCATAGAACAGGGCCTTCAGGAGTTCGCGGTGCATAGTTCCCTTTCCCTGGCTTTGATTTCCCAACGCGCTATTTTTTCTGCACGAATGGCCTTCTCCAGTTCCTTCTCCACCCGCGACTCGTGAGCCCAACGGTTGCGGCGACGGCACGGTCTGCCACCTATCTCTTCGTCAAACAGGCAAGAACAGAGGCGATACTTTTGGGCCAAAGGGGGAGCGCACTCTCGGCATACGCGAGGCCCAGCATCGCAAGAGGGGCATACATTTCGGCCGCATACACGGCACCAGGTCAAGTCTTCTGCTGATTCCAGTTCTCCGCACAGATCGCAGGGCCTTAATATGCCCAACCGCACCTGCTCTTCGGTAGTCAGATTCAGGAGTTCATGCGGAAGTTCCCGCAAGGCATCAGGGGCGACGCCGTATTTTAGGCATAGACGGGCATACCATTCAGCACGCTCTTTGCGCTGAGCGGCGGAGTAGCCCTCCATGCCCCGCGGTTCAGGAAACGGTTGGTAGTAATACTGCAAGGCGGTCGCCATCGCCTCGTGTTGGTCTTCGCCAACGGTGATGTGACCGCCCTCCTTCCGAACCCTGCGCAGTAGTTTGCGGAAGTCGGCGCGCGTCATGCCACCGCGTCCCACCTTGCCGACAGTCATGGTTATCATGGCCCCCTCCTCTACACCTTCTCCGCGATCTCGCCCCTCAGTTCGTCAGCCTGTCCGCCGATCTGCGAGATGATCATCTCCAGATCGTCTCTCGTGTCGTTGGTGGCGAGGATCGCCAGGCGGCAGAATTTGTCTGTCGCCCTATCCAGCGCGTCCAACGCCTCGCCCAACAGTTGGTGTCGCCTCTCCCGTCTCGTCATCGCTCTACCTCCTCTCTGTAATTCCCCCTGCCTCATCAGGCCCTGGCTGGGGAGTCCGGGGCGACGGGCCTAACGGCCCGTTTCGGCTAGGGTCATAACCCTGCTGCCGCCCAGATGGACTCCTGGGCAAGGACCGTTACCGCTTCCGGGATAGTCCGCGGCGCATTCGGCGCGTCCCGGAGGTAGTCGGGGATCACCTCCGGGATGGTTGCATCGCCACGGAGAAGGGCGAGGGCCTTCGCGGCCAAATCGCGCGCATAGAGCCGCAAGAGCGCGCGATTTTCCAAATATGCGCGCCCACAAGCGGCCGCAGTATCCTGCGTCCATGCCTGCATATCGCGGGCATTGGGGAACAACCGCGCGGCATACCGCGCGACGTCCCCCCAGGGATGATACGGAGCGTACATCTCAAACCTATTCTCCATAGTTACCTCTCCCCTGCAAACATAGATTTCGGTCCGTTTCGGCCCGGCCATACGCCTCGCATGTCATCGACGAGCCCTTTCTCTGCAACACACGCCGCACCACGCGGATCTCGCCACCGCGCTCAACGGTGCGGACGTGGGCCAGGGTGGCCGGCCCAGGGCACCCCTCGTATTCGCGGCGCGCTTCCCCCTCGGTCTCATATTCCGCAAAGGTCGCTGCCGTTTCGACATGATAACGAATCATCTCCACTACCTCCTCTCTCCTCTCTCTGACTGAATCCGGTCCTCTACCGATTCTCCTCGATCTCGCGCTCGACGTCATCGGCATCGGTCGTTTTGCCCATCGCCGCCCGGTTGCCGAGGCAGGGGCAGGATTTCCAGCGTCACCCCGTCCAGGGATGGATTTCCTCCCATGATGCCGTCCCTGATTCCCGCCTGGAGTTCCCGCGCACACTCCTCGCACAGGTTCCACTCCTGCCCCTCCAGATAGCACGTTGCTGCCCGTTTGACGCCAGCCTCCAGACACGAATCGCACAGCACTGGTCTCATTCTCTCTACCTCCTCTCTGTTCTCTGCCCTCTCCCTGCCCCCTCACCCCTCACATATATACCACATATCCACCGTCCCCATTATACATATATATATCACCAGGTCAACCCCCAGGGGCCCTTTTTCACGACATAGCAGCAAAAAATAGCAGTTCGGGTGGTTGGAGGGGTAGCACCCGCTCGCTTGCTCTCGCCTTGTAATATAGCGGGGGGCGCCGAGATAGTGCCGAGGGGCACAAGGTTTTAGTGGGCGTTAGAGGGGCTTGTGAGGCGTTTTACGAGGGGTTGGGGAAAGAAAGTGCCGGCCGGCACAAAGTTTGCGAGGGGCGTGGAGTGCGGGGTGTGGGGGCGGGGGTGCTGGTGGGTTGGCCGCGTGCAAGGGTTCTGCAAGCGTTCTGCGAAGCCCTGTTGGGCGCGCAGGTCCATCCGCCCAGCATCGAGAGGGTGGCCGTCAACGGCCCTGCCCTAGCCGAAGGCGCTCGTTGCGGCCCCCGTTCCCTCCTGGTGGCGGGATCGTAAGCCCCGGCCGGCCGCCTGCGCTCCAGGAGGTGATTGGCCAGGGAGGCGGCATAGGTCATCGCCAGCTCTACCCCGCCGCTCTACCTCGGCCTAGGGCCCCGCGTAGTCCGTCCGCCTTACCACGGACATTGCCGCCTCCTGCCCCGCTCTGGTATGGGCGCACCCCCACCACCTGGCTGGGGTCCTCGAAGGCGCGCGGCCTGGCTCTTACCTCCAGGACGGCCCGCCGCGAGACGGGGGCGCGCTCGACCACCCGCCGCCGCCTGCTTCTCCCTCTCCGCCAGCCAGAATAGGTCCCCTGGTCCTGGCCCTAGTCTCGTAGGCCCTGGCCCCTGGCCGAGGGATACCCCCCTGCCTCGCCTCTAGCGCGCACGAGAACCGGAACTGCGCCGCCCCCGCCATGCCTCTCCACCTATCGCCACCTCGCGCAGTCCCCTCCCTCGACGCAAACACAGGCCTGCCCCTTACCCCCATCCCCACTTGCTTGCCCGCCATGCGACCACCACGCTCCCTGGACAGTCAACGCCCCCGCCGAGGGTTCGGCCGACGCCTCGCCGAGGGGGCAAGCAAGGGGAGTCTCAGGGATTTTGCCAGGACCCGCTTGTGCCTCCGAAAACACCCTCCGACCCCCTCTCGCGGCCGAAGCGGGTTTTATTGCGGTTCAATGGGTTGCGCGAGGGATATATAAGTGATAGTCTGGGGGATAGGAGGAAGAGAGACATGGCGGAACAGTGCACGGCGATACTGAGCAATGGCGAGCGGTGCAAGCAACCGGCGTTGAAGGGATTTGACAAGTGTCGGCATCATAGTGGGATGAAGGGGGAGAAGTGGCTGAAGAATCCTGGGTCGATATTGGGGAAGTATCGTCATGGGTTGTATGCGAAGTTGCTGCCGAAGTTAGAGGCGGAGATATACAAAGAGACGCAAGATGCGGACCTAGCGGCGGAGGGGGCGAGGTTATTGGCGGCGAAGTTGGGGGCGTACATGGCGATGCAGCGGGACAGGGTGATGAGGGGAGAGGAGGACCTATCGAACGATGCTGAAGTGATGGAGTTGTTGAGCAGGGTGGCGCATCGGATGGGGTCGTTGCAGAAGATGAGCAAAGAGATGCAGGAGGGGAAGTTGAGTGGCAGCAACACGGTGAATGTGGCGATTATCTGGGGAGGTGAAGGAGGGGCGGGGATGCCGCCTGCGGTGATGGCGAGGGTAGAGGAAGTGAAGGGGGAACTGGGGGATGGGAGTGATGACGGGGTAGTAGAGGGTGAGGTATTGAGCAAGGCGCCGGGGGCTGAGGAAGTTGGGGAGATGGTGAAGGAGGTTGAGAAGCGGCCGGTAAAGCGGAAGCGTCGGAAGCCGAGGAGCAGGGGGGTGGGAGGCGTGCGGAAGCGGCAGAGGGATATGGCGGTTGGGTTAGACCCGCGGGTAGTGGCGAGGACGGCGAAGCGGGCTGTGTGAGCGTGTGATGGGCAAGGGCCAGATACCGGAAGCGGTACGGATATACCATCAAGCGAAGGAAGCGGGGCAGTTTCTCATTGCAGGGACGGTGCCGTACACGCCGCATCCTGGGCAGAGGGTGTTCCACGAATCGGCGGCGAGGATACGGGTACTGGCGTGTGGGGCGCGCTGGGGGAAAGACCGCTCGTGTGTGAACGAAGCGATACGGGTGGCGGCGGCGGCGATGCAGTTGCCTGGGAGGGAGTTGCTGGTTCCGAAGGTACACGTCTGGTTTGTTGCGCCGAACTACCCGTTGGCGAAGCAGTTGTGGCGGGAGTTGAAAGCGTTTACGCCGCCGGAGGTGATATTGGGCGCGCCGAACGAGACGGAGCGCACGATTCACTGGCGTGGGGATGTGCTGATGGAGGTGAAATCGGCGGATGATCCTCGTTCCTTGCTGGCGGTGGGGCTGGACCTGGTGGTGGTGATTGAGGCGGCGTTGTTGCGGCCGGAGGCGTGGGAGATGGCATTGTATCCGCGGCTGACTTCTCCTGGGAGGTTGGGTTTGGCGATACTGAATGGGACGCCGAAGGGGAGGAACTGGTACTGGCGATTGTTCCACCGTGGGCAGGACCCGAACGACCCAGAGGTTGAATCGTGGAACTTTCCGACGCGCGCGATACCGACGCCCGATGGTGGGTGGGAGGACCATCCGTATGGAAACCCGCATATATCGCTTGACGAGATAGAGAATGCGCGGAAGGAGATGCCCGACCGGTGGTTCCGGCAGGAGTTTCTGGCGGAGTTTCTGACGGAGGGTGGTGCGGTATTTCGCAATGTGCGCCAGAGGGTATCGTTGCCGCCGCCGAATCCGAGGCGACCGATTGTGGTGGGGGTTGACCTGGCGAAGACCGAGGACTACACAGTATTCGTTGCGATGGACGCTGATGGCCGCATGGTGGCGATGGAGCGGATGCAAAGGATACCATACGACATACAAGCGGAACGCCTGTGCGAGTTTGTGAAGCGAGTTGGCGCGCCCAGGGTGTATATCGAGAAGAACGGGCCTGGGGAAACATTTATTGACATGGCGGAAGGTGTGTTTGGTCGTAATGCTGTGAATTGTAGCCTTATCGGACAAGCAACATCGGCACAATCGAAGCGTCAGATGATTGGGTCACTGATTGTGGGTTTCGAGCAAGGCGACAGCGGTCTTACGATATTAGACGACCCGGTGTTGTTGAACGAGTTGGAGGCATTCTCTGCCGAGCAATTGCCGTCTGGCAATGAACGATATTCTGCGCCGCAGGGATTCCACGATGACTGTGTGATGGCGTTGGCGTTTGCGTGGTCGGCGGTGCGCGACAGCGGTCGTTTCGTGCAACGCGTTGGAACGGTGCCGAAGCGTGGTGCGAACGTGTTTGTGGGATTGAAGAAACTCCCTTATACTGGTGGCACGGGCCGTGGGCCTGGTGCATATCGGTTCCGGCCATTGCGACGGAGGTTTGCGAACCATGCCAGATAACGCAAAGCGAACGCCGAAGAAAAGGAAGAAGGCGACAACCGCTACTGGTGGCTTTGCGAAACCGCGCGTGTTCAACTTCAGCAAGGCGTTGAACGCAGAAGCGCAACGCGTAGACACATTTGCCGGCCAGATTGGGACCACTGGTCTGCGCAGGATGGGGCCGTATGTCGTCGAGGAGTATCTGACCGAACTGCGCGGGAAGCAGGGGCGCGCCCGCTATCAAGAGATGTACAACACGGATGTTGTGCGCCGCGCCTTGCGAGCGATTCTGCTGCCGATGTTGCAAGCGTCGTGGCGGGTTGAAGGCGGTGCGGGTGCGGATGCTGAGCGGGCGCGTGAGTTTGTCGCACAGTGTATGGACGACATGTCGCATACCTGGCGCGAGTGGCTACAGGATGCGTTGATTGGTACTGCGGTGTATGGCGCGTCATGGTATCAGACGATATACAAGCGTCGGTTGGGGCCGAATCAGCGCGATGCAAAGAAGCGGAGCAAGTTCAACGATGGCTTGTGGGGGTGGCGGAAGTTCAGCCCTCGCTATCAGAACACATGGGAAGGTTGGGAATGGGATGACGACGGGGATATGAAGGCGCTGATTCAGAGCGACCCGTATTCCGGCAGAGGCAAAGTAGTAATCCCGCTGGATATTTCATTGCACTTCACATTGGAGGGGCGGCTTGGCAACCCAGAGGGGGAAAGTTTGTTGCGCGCAGCGTACCAGCCGTGGTACGGCTATCGCCACGCCGAGATATGGACCGGCATCCTCATCGAGCGCATGGGCGGTATCCCTGAGTTTGCGGTAGAGGACGCGAATCTGCCGTTGTTCTCGGATGATATTCCAGAGATGCAGAATCTGCGCTCGTACCTTGAGGATGCGGGCACTGCGTTCCGATTGGACGAACAGACCTGCATCATCACGCCGCCTGGCATCAAGTTCAACTTGCACACGCCTGCGGTGAGGGTGAACGACCTCATTCGCTACATGCAGTTCTGCGCCTGGAGAATCATGGGGTGTTTGCTGGCACAGTTTCTCGAACTCGGCCAGACGCCGTATGGCTCTTACGCGAAGACCGAGAGTGAAAAGGACTTCTTCCTGCAATCGTGCCAAGCGATGTTGCAGGCGATTGCTGATGTGCTGAACAGGTATGAGTTGCCGAGACTCTTCAAGTTGAACGCCGGTTCGTTTACTCAGCTCGAAGAGTTGCCGCAGTTAGTGCCCACCGATACGCGAGCACCTGACTTGACGACGGTTGCTGAGCCGTTGGCGAGACTCGTGCGCGCTGGTGTGATGGAGCCGTATCCTGCGTTGCAGGCGTATCTGCGTCAGATTGGTCATCTGCCCGAACCTGATGAAGAGGAAGAGGATGGACCAACGACGCGGATTGAAGAGGAACCAAACGGTGAGGAGGAGGAAGCACAACATGCGAACGAGGTTGCAAACAGAACTTGACGACAGAGAGTTCATGCAGCGATACCCGCGCGCATGGCTAGATGATGTTGACGAGTGGCTTCGTTGGGGCGGCGTTGACCTGACGAAGTATCTGAAGCAGGCTCGCCAACTCGGCGACAGATTGGCGCGGGAGCGCGGTCTGGTGATGGCGCTGGAGGAACGCGACGGCGATGAAGTTGTGAGGTACTACCTACGGCCGGGCAGCATGAACTGGTATCGCTTGCCGATATTGCAACGCATACGGGCAAGGTTGGGGATGGCGAACCTGAAACCGCAGAAGAAGGTGTGGTGATTGCGTCATGGCGAGAAGCCAACGATTCCTTGAAGCCTGGTATCAGCGTGTCAGTCCCTGGGTAAAGCGGTATCTGCCAGGCATTGCAGACAGGTTGTTGCGCCAAGCGAGGGGCGAAGCCGGCGGGCGTTCATCGCCATTGAAGGTTGATGCGGTTGAGAAGATGGCGTTGGGCGTTTTGAACGAGAAGAATGTGCGCAGCCTATCTCGCAACGAAGTCTTGAATCTTCATCGCCGTTGTCATCAGTTGGTAGCGCGCGCCAAAACATCGGCCGATATTGACACTGCCGAACTTGCCCGCGCCCATTCGCTACTCGTTTCCGAGATGAAGCGGCGCGGTATGTTCCACAGGTCGCCGTTGCAGGCGTGCATGTTGAAGTCGGAAGTAGTATCAGATGATGTTCCAGAGGAACTGGTAGTCATTCCCGACTTCGTTTCTGTGGTGGGTTCATCTGTCGCCGACGCAGAGAAGGCGAACGATATAGATGTGCTGTTTCGCGCTACGCGTGGAGCGAAGGGCTTCACGATACCTGCCAAAGGCATTGAGGTGCTCGCACGCAAGGCTATTGCGCCGCGCAAAGATAAGGAACTCCACTATATCGACGAACCGACTGGGCCGCATGCTGATTACATCCCGTTGTACGACCTCGTGTTGCGGCGCAGTAAGAGGCCCAAGCAAGTCGTGAAGGGGGATGGCGAGCACGACAAGGTTGACCTCGGTTGCGGAGATAACAAGCCCGCCGGCTACTTTGGCATTGACAAGCAGCCAGGTGATGCTGTTGATCTTGTTGCTGACCTGGAGTTTGGGATTCCATTGCCCAGTGAATCTGCTGAAGTAGTGCGCGCTCATCACATACTGGAGCATCTACCCGACAAGGAATCAATCATGGCGGAGATTTGGCGCGTGCTCAAGCCAGGAGGGATTGCCGATATTGTCGTTCCGTCATCCGAGGGGATTGGTGCTGATGCAGACCCGACGCACAAGAGCAGATGGAACTCTGCATCATTCGCGTTCTGGACTGAAGAGAGTCTGCTTGCAGACCGCCCTCGTTTTGAGGAGGTGTCTGTTGAGTCAAAGTTGCAGCCGAACGGCAGCATATGGGTGTTTGCGAAGTTGCGCAAACCTGTTGAGAAGGCGGTAGCACCACTCAAGACATTTACTCCGCCGAAGCCGAGTATGGCGGCAATCACCGAAGTATTCTCGGTTGATGAAATCTGGGATGCGTGGGTGAAGAAGCATCTTGACGGCGGCGTTGTCGCTGAACCGAAGTACAATGGCTTCCGCGCGATCCTCACTGGCGATGGCAAGGGTAGCGTCTCCATCTGGTTCGAGGACGCGAAACGGGAACACGAACTGCCTGGCTTGACCGACGCATTGCAGAAGATAGACGAGCCGTTCGTGTTGGATGCGAGCGTTGGTATCGAACGAGACGGCAAGCCACTGCCGAGAATCGAGCTGATGACGCTG